CGCACCGCCGCGATCAACACGCTCTGCTGCATAATCGTCAGGTCCTCGACCCAGGGTTGGAGCGCACTCGGCATCGATTCCTCCTTCACACTATTCGTATAGTACTCGGCTATTGCCGCGCGGTACCGCTGGATGTCGTGGCCGCCCCAGTGCTTGAGGGTCATGTGGCCACCGCCGCCTTGAGCGCGGAGGCGTTGGCGCGTACGACTGCGTCGGCCATGCGGTAGGCCGCGTCGAATACCTCGTCGGTAGTCGTGGCGGGCCAGGTCACCCCGCACCCGACTCCGCTGCCGCACACGTAGCGGTGCTCGGGGTCCTGTGGCTTGTCAGCGCAGTAGCCTTTGTGGAAGGGCGTGAACTCGATGCCCTGGCTACGCAGGATCTCGATCGCCCGGTGGAGGCGGTGGGTCATGCGGGAGTCCTCCGGATCGAAGGTGTACCCGCGCTTGAGCATCCAGCCGCCACTCGTCTCGGTTGCCATCTGGGTTCTCCCTTTCCGGTACGCCCAGATCTTCGGCTATCCGGCCTCCGGAGTCAAGATCCCAGCCTCGTCTGAAACCGTAAATGTTGAGTCTACGAGGGTGGCCTTGTAGAATTCGGGCACGCCCGTCGTGAGCACCTTGCGGATATCCCGCTCAAAGGCCGCCAGCAGCGCGTAGGCCAGCGTGTCGCGGTCTGGCCCCTCTAGGACGTCGCGCTGTACCTCCGCGATCAGCGGCCCTATGTCCTTCGGCTCGTTCGCGAGCTTGCCCTCATCCCGCAGGTGCTCGATGGCTTTCCGCCAGCGAGCCTCGCCGCCGAAGCCCTGCACCACCGCGGTGAGCGCGTCCCGGTGGTTCGGGTTGCGATCCTTCCAGTCCTTGAGGTGGACCTCCTTGAAAGCCTCGCTCACGAACTTGAGGATCAATGGCTCAGGCTGCTTGCCCCCGATCTGGACGAACACGGTGTCGAGGGGCTTGAGGACCACGCCCTCGATCTTGGGGCCGCCCAGGAACGACTCCTCCCGGAGCAACTGGCCGAAGGTCGTCACATCGATCACACCCTGGAACAGGCGCGGGACCACCTCCAGCCCGAGGCGCGTGGCCTCGTTGACCTTGTCCATGTAGGAGAGGTACCCGAAGTCGGTCTCCACGTCGAACAGGACGATGCCCCCGCGGGGCGTGCGGTCATAGGTCAGGGTGTTATGCTTCGGCTTGCTGAGGACCTCGCCGCGGTAGACCCAGCCCTCGCGCAGGGCTCCTGCCTCGTACAGGGAACGGGCGGTCTCGACCGCCTCTCGGAACATGGCGTCCGGGGCCTCGATGTCGATCTGCCGCCCCTTGCTGCGGGCATGGAGGGCACCCTCCAGCTGGGCGAAGCTGAACTGCGAGCCGTCAACCTTCTCCTCGGCAACCACTGCCTGGCCGACGACCTGGGCCGAGAGCCGATGTCCGAAGTTCAAGATGTGAGGGTAGCTGGGAATCTGGGGCATCAGGGGTGCCTCTCCTTTCGCTAGGGACCTATTCGCGGCGCAGGGCGTCCGCAGGGTCCTCGTCGGTGTCGATCGGCGGACGAGTCCGGATCGTCGTCTGCTGCAAGACGATCTGGTGACGCTGGTTCATGGCATTGAACAAGGTCAACGCCGTATTTCCCGCGTGATCAAGAGCTTCGGTCGCGATCGACAGCTGCCCAGCATCCTGCGCCTTGCGCGAGATCTCCATGTATCGCTCGATGGCCGAGTTCAAGCGCTCCACCAGGGCCAGATCGTAATCTGACTTGTTCTCGAATCGCTGATTCAACTGAACACCGCCTTTCGTTCCCGCATGAGTGCCGCGAGAGATCCCGCGGCCACCGCTCGATAGACGATCGTCTCAACTGCTAGCATGCTCCGCTCCAGCGGGATCTGCTTGCGATAGTCGAATATGATCAACGCCTGGATCGCCGCGGTACTGGCCTCCAGCAATGAGGTGACCTCGCGCTCGTCCTGGAGGTAATCACGCAGCGAAGGTTCCTCCCTCGCGATAGTGTCCAGCGCCTCGTCGACAAAGAGATCGACGTTCGCGATATCCATGCGATCGGTGCTTTCCATCTGTACCGACGCTAGCAGCCGACTATAGATGCTCTTGGGCTGTCTGTCAAGCAATCGGCTCACGTTCGCCCTCCCATCTCTCCGCCTGATCGGCCGGGTAATCTGCGTGTTCGCGTTCCTTCAACACCGTCGTGGCCCCGCAGCGCTTGCACTTCGCCGCTCGGCCATGTACCCAGCCGGTGCGAGCTACCGTCACGAGTGCCCCGAGTACCCAATGGTGCGCGCCGGGGCATGGCTTGCGCCTAGGCATACAACCTGGCTCCTGCGCGAGCAATCGCGTAGGCATCCACGAGATCTTGCGTGTCCAGGCTTTCGAGACCGCCGGTCTCCGCAAATACCCAGGCCGCGATCATCGCCTTGTTGGCATTGCCACTGAGTCCAAGCGCCCGCTTCCAATTCCGCCCAGCTAGAACCCGTACCTCCGCCTGAGGCGCGACCTGGGCAGTAAGCGCGCGCAGGCCTCCGAGAATCTGAGCGAGGCCCGAGAAGCCAGCCCGGTTCCGTACGAAGGGCGTGTCCTCGATCACGATCAGATCCGGTCGGACCATCGGAATCATGCAGGCATAGGTCTGCATGATGCTGGGGAATCGATCTCCCGCTAGCTTCCCTTGTCCGCCACACACCAAGGTGGCGACCAGCTGCCCGTGCTCCAACAGCGCCCCGTGCACGCGATGCGTGTCCAGATCCACGCCCAGGATCCTAGTCAACACGGGGAACGTCCAACCAGACTTCCTCGGTCGAGGCGCGGTTTCCGACGTCGAGGTACAGCGGATAGTAGGCGACCGCACCGTGCTTATTGAACATGACCAGCTGCTGCACCGGCCGCCGGTTCGCCTTGAAGCTCGCCTGGACCCAGCTGGTCGAGGGAGGTAGCGACCCGTTCAAGAACACATTGGACTGCTGCCCCATCGGGAGCATACCGGGGATGTGGCCGTGGCCCAGGAACAGGGCATCATAGCCACCGACCATCTGCTCGTAGCGCATGGCCGCAACGCTGATGGCGTTCCACGGGATACCGCTGTGGCCGCCGGTTGTCCACTTGATGTCCGCACCATGCGAGTGCACGAAGCGGTGCCCACCGAACATGATCTGCCCGAAGAAGGTCGAGCGGTTGAAGATCGTGGTCCGCGAATCCTCGACGTACCAGCGCTTGAGCATCTCGCCGATCAGCCAAGCGTACGAGGCCACGTAGCCAAGCTCGCCGCCGCCTGCGTTGCCAGGCTTGCGCGAGGTGCGGTCGTGGTTGCCGCCGACGCTGGAGACTACGACCTCCTCCTCGAATAGTTCCTGGAGGCCATCGATCAACCAGCGGGACAGATCGAACGCCTCAACAGTCTGCGCCATGACCAGCCGGTCAATATCGGTGTGCTGACTGTTCCGCATATCATCGCCTTCGACGATATCGCCGTTCATGATGATCAGGAGCTTGCGGACCTTGCGCCCACCGTCCCGCATGATCTCGCGAAGGATCTCCGCCATCCGCGTGACCTGCTCCTTGGCGATATCCGAGGTCTGAACGAACAGCCCACCCGTGCTGGCCTTGTCTGTGTTCTGCCCGATGTGCCAGTCGCTCAGGTGAAGCACCCAGAGATGATCCGCGTGGTCATCTCGCAACCCGGCAGGTGGATTATAGGGGCGAGGCTTCCAGGTACTGAGATGCTCGGTGAGCAAGGAGCGAATCTGCTCGGCCTTTGCCGCATCGGTGGTGGCCCGGCGAAGCTCCACCACCTCGGAACGTCGGTCCCGCACCTCCAGCGGCGCGTCCGGAACTGCCAGGGCCGCGACCGCAGTCAGGCCGGTGATCCCGTAGAGGCGGTCCATGCTCTGGCGGATCCCGTGCGCGGTCCAGGCAACGGCGAAACGCTCCGCAACCTCTATCGCCAGTGCCGCGGTGTCTCGGTGTCCAGCCGCGATGCGATCCCGCACCCAGCCAGCAATCGTCGCTCGCTCCTCCTTGTGGACGTTCCGGAACGCTCGCAGTCCGCTATCCTGCTCCACCACCTCGAACCTCCGATTCCCGCCTTGACTGTTCCCGGCTGAGCCGGACCAGCTGCTCATGGTAAATGTCCGCTTGGACCTCAAGGCGCTTTGCGAGCGCTCGGCGTTCGATCAGGATCCGCGTGCTGTTCTTGAGATTCTCCTCACCCTGAACGGCGCGAGCCTCCAGGATCTCCTTCGGGATGACCTTAGGCGCTCCTGCCTCAATCAGCAGGGCCTGTGCCCGTTCCATCGCCGTGCCAAGTGCGAGCCGATAGGTTGCCTCCAGTGCTCCGAGCTCGCTTTCGATGCGCGCCTGCTGTTGCCGGGTCCAGGTGTAGTACCCGGTCAATTGAAGCTGCAGCGTCCCCAGTCGCTGACCGTCAAGGGCTCCGAACGAGGCGTCATCGGGAAACGTATAGCCCTGGCCCAGACCCGAAGGAGCCTCCATGAGTGGGAGCCGCAGCGAGGCGAACGCCTGGTCCGTCTTACGCATGACCTCCGCTACGCTCCAGAACTCACCTGGGCGAGCGCCTGACGCACTCGGGTCCACGGTTCCTCCTTTCCGTCACGCAGCGCATTACACAGTTCCTCACGGTAGCAGGCCCGGCACTCCGCTGACCCGCGTGCAAAGGGCGGGTCTAACAGTGTACCCGAGAACGCGGCCGTCTCGGCTACGCCCGCCACCTTGAAAGCCTCCTTGCGCATTTTCGCGGAGGGGCGCACCACCCGGATCTTGTATTCCTGCGTGTCGGTGTTCTCGAAGTACAGGAAGGCCGTGTCCTCAATGGTACCCAATCCAGGGATCTCCCCGGCCTGCTGGAATTGCACGAGGTACTGCGCCAGTTGCCGCGGGTAGTGGCGCATGTAGGGGGCTAGCTCGATCAGCAGCCGGTTGTACATCTCCTCCGGGCTGGCCGCCTGCTTCGGCACCGTGCCCCAGGAGAACCGGCTCGCGCTCTTGACCTCGACGAGGTGCAGTCTCCCCGTCTTGGGATTGCGGACGATGTCATCCGCCTCTCCGGACCAGGTCACGCGGCCGTGGTTCTGAACCGACGCGAGTAACATAGGCAGCGTGCGGCCGTTCTCATCGAACAGGGCGCTGTCGGTGAGGTTGTTGTGCACAAGCCCATCTGCGAAGAAGGTCACCCGCACGCTCTCCGCGGCCAGCAATCCGGCCTCGGCAAAGTTGTCCGAGACGCGGGCATGCACGTCCTTCCCGTTCTTGACGCGCTCTTGCGACTTGGCGCTGAACTCGTCGTGGTGTCCGAGCATCGCTAGCTCGGCGTCCAGCGGACAGGGGCCGCCCGCGGCAGAGGGGCGTACGAAGGAGGATGGAGTGCTCCAGCGCTCAAGCTCCCGGCGCGTATTGAGGTGTCCCTCATAGGCTGCGGTGAGCCAGTCCTCCGCTTGGAGACTACGAATGAAGTCGCCAACAGCCATGGCTTATGCTCCCCGAACCACATGGAGGATCTGATTGGCGACCCCGTCGACGCCCTTCTCGAACAGCGTGATGTCGACGTCGACCTTGAAGTCCCGCCAGTATTGCTCGGACGCATGAGCATCGCGCGCCGGGTCCGCTGGGAACTCAGGGTTGCGGGGCAGGCGCACGAAGGTAAACCGCTGCGCCCGGAGCATCTCGTACTCGTTCGGGAACCGGCAGTCATCCACGAGTAGGTTCGCGTGGAGGCGCTCGATGATCTTGCGCTCCGCCTTACGGACCCAATAGTCATCGCCGTAGTGCTTGCGCCTGAAGTCGGTGCCCCAGGTCTGTGCAAGCTCCCGGAACTCCGCTTTGGTAGTCGCATCGGTCATGCGCCGGATTAGATCCTGGACGAGCAGATCATCGGTCGGATTCTTCCCATCCGCTGCGAGGATAGCCCGCGCCAGTTCGAGTTTGACTTCGAGCGCGATCGAGATCCGCTGTCCATCGCCTAGCTGGCGCAGCAGCGATTCTCCGATGGTGGTCTTGCCCGATCCGATCGGTCCGACCAATGCAATGCGTACGGGGGTCGTCATAGGTACCCTGCCTCCTCGTAGACTTCTCGGCGTCGAGCAACGGAGTCCCGCCACTCGTCCGCCCATGCCAGGATGATCTCACGGTGCGTGGACGGGTGCAGATCCGCCAGGCGATCGTATCGAACCCGCAGGATAGGGAGTGCCACCTGCTCCATGATCCAGGCGTCTCGCTTCGTATCCCGTTTCGCGCTGTGCTGCGGCCCGTCCGCTTCGAACCCCAGATGGAGCTCGGCGACGTAGCAATCTACATGGTACCGACCTACGACCAGTTCGTCCTCGACGTCCCAGCCGCAATCCAGCAATAGGTCGTGGAGTTTCCGCTGGATTGCGGTATCGGTATTCGACTGGACTGCGCCCCAGTCAGTCAACGAGATCGTCCAGATCAAGCTCGCGAAGCAGTCGTTCCTCGGCCTCGGCTTCGGTCTCTGGGCCATCAAGATCAGAGTCATCATCGTCGAGAGTCGCCTCCGCCTCAGCGCGGGCACGAGCCTCAGCTACTTCGAGCGCCGCGATCTCTTCTTCCATCAACGGACGCTCTACCCAGACGTAGCGACAACGTCCGCAGACCCGGTGCATGTGCTCCAAGCCCTGGATCTCCTCGCGATGATCCTTGCAGTAGTAGTCCTTCGTGTCCGGCCGGTAGATCGTACCAACGTCGAAGTTCCCACACTTCTGACACCGCGCCAGCGGGTTGAATGGTTGGAGACTAGAGATCAGCGACATCTGGCAATGCCTCGACTGCAGCGATCTCCGCCTTGAGGGCCTCGGTCAGAGCCTCACTCTCATTGAAGGCTTCGCGCACTGCCTTGCGACCATGCCAACGGAACTCGCCAAACGTGTAATAGCCCCCGCTGCCGACGAGTACGCCGACGTCGATCGCCTTGTCGATCAAGCCCGAGACCAGATCGAACTGACCCGTGAAGTAGAAGGGGACCTCGGCCGTGCGGTTAGGCGGTCCCTGCTTGTTCTTGTCCACGCGGAGCTTGAGGGTGCGGCCAACCAAAACCTTACTGTCCCCTGTGCCCTCTTCGATGCGCGCGCCCTTGCGGACGCGGATGATCTGCCAGGCATAGTAGGATTGGCCGACCCCGCCAGGTAGCGTCTCGGGACTACCATACATGACCCCGACCTTCATGCGGATCTGGTTGATCATGATGATGCACCAGCCACCGGTGTTCTCAGCATTCAACGCACGCAAGCCACGGTTCACCATCCGCGCCTGGGTACCGACTAGGCCCTGCTCGGACTCGACCTCTAGCTCCTTCGCCGGAGGCATGGCCGCGATCGAGTCCAGCACGATCACGCCTGCGGGCTTGGTCTGGATGATCGCGCGGGCGACATCAAATGCCTTCTCCCCATTCGGCGGGAGACTTACAATCACGTCCGCAGCATTCAGCCCGACGTGCTCGGCCCATTCGTTTGTCCAGGTCCGCTCGATGTCGACGAACACGGTCGGGAGTCCCAACGCTTGGGCGGCCTTCATGGCTTGCATCGCGAGCAGGGTCTTGCCTGCCTGTTCCTCGCCCACGATCAGGGCGAGACGGTTGAAGGCGAAGCCGCCGCACAATGCCTCGTCTACCGCGTGTAGGCCGGTGGGAAGGATCGCAGGCCGCAGATCCTCGTCGTTGCCCCACACCAGCTTCGAGCCGGTGTCCTTCTCGATCTGCTTGCGGAGCGCCTCTAGGGCGACTCGGCTCTCAAGTGGCGCTGCCACGGGACCTCCTTCGTGGTGAGACGTAGTCAGCAGAGGCGTCTCCGTCGATGCCGACACCATCACTGCCCACGATGGTCCCGTCGTCGCGAATAGGGACTCCCTTGGCTCGCTCCTGCGCGACCTCCGCAGCCAAGACCTCGGCCGCGAGATCCGGGACCTCCGCCTCGGCCTGGATCGCCGCAGTGGCCGCCGTGCGGAGCTCGGGGCTCTCCTTCAGCTTGCGGATCAGGGTGTTAAACCGCCCTGTCATGCTAGCGCGGAACGAAGCGAACTCCGACATCTGCGACCGTAGAGAAGGGATCCCAGAATGGGGCGTCAGGATCTCCGACAGCACCTCCTCCAGTTTGCCATCGAGCCGAGCAAACCCCGCCCCCGCCGCCGTCAGCGCCGCATCTACCTGCGCCTCGACATCACCCGCCGGATCGATATCGGAGATGCGAATCTCCGGCTTCGCCATGACGAATTGGATGTCGGGGTGTGGGATCGTCAGCCCGAGGGTGATCGACACCCTCAGGCTGGGATTAGTCGCGTCGCTCATGACTAGAACGCCACCTCTTCAAGCTCATCCTGGCCCTGCGCGAAATCATCCGCCGTCGGCACGTCCTCCGCGGCACTGGTAGTCGTCGTCGTCCGGGGCTCGTATCCGTCGGAGAATTCCTTGTTGATCGTGTCCACGAGCGGCGGCAGCGCGGCCACCGCCTCGCGCACGTAGTCCGGCAAGCCCTCGGCCGGGATCGGCTTGTTGGGCTTCAAATTCGTGGTCGTCTTGTTGTCGTCAGCGGTCTTGCTGATGATGAACGAGCGGTCCAGAAGCGTGGCGATAGAGGGATCGAAGTCCTCATCCGCCGGATCTCCAGTGAAGGACAACGCCTGCATGTCCTGGGCGAGCTCTTTGCCCGCGACCATGAGCATGATCTTCCTGGTCTGTTCCAGGTACCCCACGCCCTCCGGCGTCCGGACACTTCGCCATGACTCATCCTTCTTGACGGTATGGATGACGTGCTCGGCAAACACATACCCCACCATCCGGGGGAACGGACCAGGGAACGGAGGCCGCTGGAGCTTCACGCCCTTTGCATCCGCCTCCTTGAAGGCCCGACCATTGGCCTCGCACATCGGGCAAACCGTCTCGTCCTTGGCGCTGGTACGCATGCACAGGACGTCCTTCGACCAGGTCTTGCCGCTGCGACCCGCGGGCATGGTCTTGCCGTGGATGAGAGGAACCAGCATCTGGTTCATGTCGGTGATGAAGTAGAACCCCGCCTGCTCACCCGGCTTGATCCAGGTGATCTTGTTGAACCCGGATCCGCGATTGCCCCCGCCGAATGCCGCGCTCTGCTCCTTGAGGAAGTCCATGCCCGCGCCGAAGTTAACCATGACCTGTAGCTCCTTTTGCTGCCCGTTAGGCTTTCTCTACGTGAATGGTACGCGATCCCGCCGCCCACAATTGCCGCCAATCGGCCGCGCGTAGTTGCTTTCGGTTCCCGGTGAGAAAGGCAGCTACGGCTGCCCGCGTGTCCACGTCCACGCTCTCCAGTACCTGCCCGAGATCAGTTCGATACTCGAAGGCCGCGAAGGCCGGGTCCTCAGTCATGAGCAGATACTCGGGCGTGTCATCCTCCGCCTCGGTCACAGCGTCAAGCGATGCCTGCGCATGGATGTCGTGCTGGGATACCCAAGTGGTGCCTCCGCACTGGCACAGTCCTCCGCGCGCGCCCTCGACCGGCCGCGTGCGGTCGCAGGTCCGGCAGCGGAGTGCGGTGATCGGGTACGCCTGGTACGCCTTCATCACCACGGTGCGGATGCGATTCTGGCAGGATGCCATGAGATAGTTGAGGAATGAAGCCTTGTCCTGCGTGTAGCGGCTCTGGCAATGCCAGACGATCAATCGCAGTTCCTGCATCACGTCCTCGTATTCCAGGCCGGGCAGATCCCGGTGGGTCGAGGACACCACGGCGCGAGCCGCGTACTTCCCTAGAAGGGGGGTGACCTCACGAACGAGATCCTCGTAGGCTATCCCGGCCACCACTGCGGCGGTTAGTTCTCTCGGCGTCATCAGCGCTCCTCTCCAGTGCTAGCGGTGTAGCTGCAGCATATAGGGCTCGAAGTTCCTCCTCGTTACACTCTTGGACGTCCCGGCCCTCGGGGGGCGTCGCAACCCAGGCGTCGACTCCTCTACTCATCAGAAGGTAGGCCGCGCCACGCACGCCCTTCCGCCCTGCCTTGTCCGGATCGTATGCGACCGTCACGCGAGTGAACCGTCGCGATAGGATCCCAGCCTGAACAACCGACAGGGTCGCGCCCAACGACGCCACTGCCGGGTATCCCTGCTGGTCTAACCACATCGCGTCAAGCGGCCCCTCCACGAGGGTCACAGAGTAGCACGTTTCGGGCACCAGGTCAAGGCCGAATAGGATCTCGGACTTCTCGAAGCCGGGAGTGTTGTCGTACTTGCGCGCACTGGGAACGACGTTGCGCCGGATCAGTCCGAGTAGTTCCCCGCCCTGATAGACAGGAAGGACGACCGCTCCCGTCTCCTCGTCCTTCCCCACGTCCCAGCGCTTCAGTGTCGCCGGAGTGAACCCGCGGTTCAAGATGTACTTCGGGGCCACGCCGTGCTTGTAGACCAGGACCGGGTCGTACATGCGGACTGGCTTCTCATCGTCCGGCGTGACCACGCGCCACATCGATGCTTCGTCTGTTGGCAGGTTGTCCAGTAGGCGACGGCGCACCGCCTCCACGGACTCCCCGGTGGCCTCGGCCACGAGCAGGGCTAGATCGCCGGAACCACAGCCTGCGTAGCAGACCCAGCCGCCGGTATCCAGGTTCAACGCGAAGGAGGGGCTGGTATCGTCATGCAGCGGGCACGGGCCTACCGCCCACGAGGAGCCATAGCTAGTCTCGTAATCGACGCCAAGCTCGTCAAGGACCTGCTCACTAGCCTCGCGCCCATAGCGCACGGGACTCATAGGATCGGCCGCTCCACCGCCCCGCCATGTGCAACCGCCCGCAGGTACTTCTCCATGCCGTGGATCTCGATCAACAGATCATTGAACCAAACTCGCGGCCAACCGTATGCTGCGCCTCCCATGTCGAGTAGGCTCTGAGCCGTCTCTCGGCGCGCGTCAAACAATAGCAGGTTTCCCTGCTGGACCTCTTGCTCTAGGAAGGCCAGCGCCGAAAGTCGGTCCGCGAACTTCGCGATCTCCATCTCTAGTGAGCTCTCAGCAGGCATGACCCACTGACGCAGATCCGCGCGCAGGTCGGGGTCGAGATCGAGCCACAACCGATCTGCGGCCTGGGATTCCCACTCCTCCCAGATGCGAGTGATCTCTGGGGCGCTGGACTTGAAGGGGGAAGGGATGTCCCCGGTGATCGTTTCGTGCATGTCATGGAACATGCCCAGCATCATCACGCGGTGTGGATCGATCTCGTGCCCAGCCTTCCGGAGATACCAGGCGAGGACATAGCCGAGCACCGCAGCCGACCATTGGTGCGACGCGATGCTTTCCTCCTGCCGGGTCGGGCGGTGGTGCCAGCGCGTAACCTGCTCGGCCCGTCGCGTCAGGAGCGCCTCGAATGTCGTAGTCATCAGAACCCAACCTCCTCGGCCTTGAGCGCCCGGAGTCCGGACGCCTCATCCACAGTGTCGTCTACCTCGTGGATGTTACCCACGTCCACGTCGAACACAAGATACCGTTTGTTCGGCACGCGAATGCCGTCGCGGAACTTCGGGACCTTGAACACCCGGAGATGCGCATCGCCGGACTTCTCCGCCAGCGAGATCACGCGGTTGCTCGCTTCGACCAGGGCCAAGCCATAGGCTGCGTGCCCGAGCTCCGGGGTCTCGTCCTGGGCCACGGTGGCGCTGCGCTGCGCCTGGGAGACCGCCAGCACAACCATACCCATGTCCTGGGCCAGACCCTTCAGCGTCTTGGCGGCCGACATGATGTTCTCCCAAGACGAGCCGCCACCACGTAGGAGGTGAAAGCCGTCAATCGCGAGGATATCCGGCCGGTGCTCGCGCGCTGCCGTGACGATATCCGCGACCGTAAAATCGCCCTTCTCACCTGAATCCCGTGTGATCCAATCCCGTCGCTTCCGCTGCTGCACGGCCTCGATGAAGGCGCGATAGATCTCTGGATCCTGTGTGCCATTGCGGACTGCACGGTTGCTGATCTGGAAGCCGAGCCAGCGGCCGATGATCGCATCGAGACGGAACTCGATGTCGTCCACCGTGTTCTCCGGACTGAGGAACAGGACCTTCGCACCGTGCTTCCAGTAAGCGTGTGCTGCAAGGTAGAGTAGCAGCCAAGACTTCCCCGCGTTCGTGGCCCCCATGATGCTGGCAACCTCGCCCGGCTTCCAGGTATCCCCGTTGTCGTCGAAGGTGGGCAGACCAGTAGGGATGCCGACAGCCTCGCCGCGGGACCGCTTCTCGATCTTATCCAGCAGGATGGCTAGGCGGCGTTCTGCATCGGCATCGAAGAACCGCGCATGCCCCTGGGTCACCGGCATGGCGACCTCTCCGAGGTCCCCAAGCAGTTCCTGCAATGCCTGGACCGGGTTATCATTTAGGCCGGGGGCGCGCCGGTAGATCGCCTGGCGGGTGCGTGCGGCCACTGACTGGCGCACAAGCGCCGCAATCAGCGTCCCATCGTCCGTTACCCCTGGTAGCAGATCAAGCCCGCACACGAGCCTGACGTCGGCGGACGTGGCGTCCTCGCCCTGATTCGCCCGTAGTACGAGGTACTCCCAGACTGCAGCATGCTCAGTGACCTGGAAGGATTGCGGGGTTACGCCTTCGCTGACCGCCGCGACTACCTGCGCCGCGGTGCCCAGCGATGACAGTGCCGCGAGCTCGATCTGCTCTGGAGTACCAATCACCAGTTAATCTCCTCTGCGTCCGCGAGCTCGTCCTCTTTCCGGAGCTTACGGAGTGCCGCCTGCGCCCCAGCAATAATCCGCTTGGACTCTGCTCGGTCCAGGGAAGGATCCCGCGCGTCACTCCAGATCTCGATCCATCGTTCTATGCTCCAGCGCAGGCCCCGCCCCGATTCGTAGGGCAGCGTCTGTGCCCAGCGGTAATAGGTCCAGGCTCCGTCCGCCACGCCAATCCGCTTGCGGACCAGATCATACTCGGTCGGGGTGATCCATTCAAGGGTCTCCCCGCGACGTTCGACGATCTTCCGAACCACGCATTCGATCTCGGCCTCGTCCCGCTGCTGCTTGAAGAACTGCGCAAGGGCTTCACGCAGGGTACCCCAATTCCACGGGGGCGGGGTCCGGTGTTCGTCACGCCAAGCGTCCCAGAAGCGATTGAGCATCTTCCCGGCGCGGCCTGCTGGGGTGTTGCTGCCCTCCGCAACCGACCGTCGTCCAGCCATCTTAAGCTGCCCGCTCGAAACGCAGATCTGCTAGGTCCGCCAGTGCGGCCTTGCCGCCAACGCCATCGAGATTGAACTCGACCGCATTCTCGTCCTTCCAGTGCGTGCCAATCGTCCCCTCGGCCAACATGCGGAGGGGGAACTTCTCCCCGTTGGCAGCGAGCAGCGCGACCATGTGCCGAGGGTTCTCCATGACGCGGAGGATCTTTTCGGCGACCTGCATCCAGTCCGCCTCGCGGATCTCGAACAGCAGGGCATCGTGAATATCCCCGACCACCCGTGCCTCCTCGGGGTCGAGCGTCTCGTTGAGTAGCTCGATCAAGGAGGCCAGGTTCATGTCCCCGCCGGTTCCCTGAATGGGGCTGTTGATAGCTTGGCGTTCGGCATCGCCGACCGCGATGTGATCGTGTGAGTGAATGTTGGTCAGGTGACGGTAGCGGCCGGTTGGGCTCTGTACCCAGCCCTTCGCGTGCACCGTCCGGCGCTGGCGTTCGTGGTAGGAAACCAGGCCGGGAAACAGTGAGAAGAACAGGTTACGGATCGCCGTGGCCTCGGCCAGGGTGAACTCGATCCCGTACTGGTCGAGCGCGTACTGAACGAACTTCTTGGCCCCCATGCCATACTGGAACCCCAGCACCACCGGCTTGGCTCGGTTGCGGTCCTGCTTTGTAATCTCACTTTCTGGGACGCCACGAATACGGGCAGCCACGTAGCGGTAGATGTCACCCGAGGTCTTGAATACCTCCAGCATATTCGCATCGCCGGATAGCCACGCCATGATGCGAACTTCGATCTGGCTGTAGTCAATCTCCAAGAACAGATAGCCAGGTGCTGCGCCGAAGCACGCGCGCATGAATGCGATCTTCGGAACCTGCTGAAGGTTGGGGGTATCACACGACCGACGGCCGGTGACGACCAGCGCGAGGTTGAAGTAGGGATGGATCCGCCCGTCATCTCCGAGCCAGAACAACCATTGCCGGAAGAAGTCCCGGCGCTTCTGTAGTTCCTTGATTTCCTTTAGGAGAGAGAGGGCGGGGTGATCGAGCCGAGCAATAGTCTTTTCGTCGGTCGCTGGCTCGTGCCGAGCAGTGGTCCAAGCAATCGGCTCCAGGCCGAGGCCACGCGGACGCCTGCCATAGATCCATTCGCGCAAGAAGTTGTCGTTCTGAAACACAGAACGCGTCCCCGCCGTTTTGCGCTTGGCTGCCGCGGCTTCCGCCTCCGCCAGCAACATCGGATCGACGTGTCCGCGAAGCTCCGCGTCAAGCGCCATGATCCGCTCGGCGAGTTCTGCATCCCGCGTGTGTACTCGCGACTGATCAAGCCAGATCCCATTGCGCTCGACGATCGCGAACGCCTCTACGCCGGGGAGGCTAAGCGTCTTGGCGAGACGAGCTAGTGGTTGATCGATCCGCAGGGCCTCGCGCTGCTTCAGGTAGAGCAGGTGGGTGTACGCGGTGTCCACAGCGCAGTACCGGCCGAGGCTGTCCTCTCCGTACAGGTCGCCGAGGTGCGACGCGAAGTCCTCGTTGTTCTTGCTGGGCCGCTTCTGCTGCCGGGCGAGGATGTCCTCTGGCTTGCCCCAGGCGGTGCCGAAGTACTGATTGCCCTTTCCCCAGTTCGTGACCCCGAGGTGAAGCGTTGCCTGATCGAGCAGATTTAGTGGCAGCTGCTCGTCGAGCAGGTGGGCTGCGACCTGGGTATCAAAGCCTACGGGACTCATCGAATTTCCCCCGTCGCGGAGTCGACCGTGAACCCATAGCGGTCAACAAGGCTCCAGACCCAGCGCAGATCGAAGGAGACGTTGTGCCCATTGATCCGGGAGAGCAGGACTAGCTCACAGAACGACCGGACGATCTCACGCTTCAACGGCTCGTTGTAGTACCACGGCGCGTCTGGGTGTTCGAGGCCGAGGTTCCACACCATGATCCCGTTGCCCCGGTCTGCGCCGGAAGTGATCCCGGCCAACCACACGCGAGAATAGTTCGCGCGCACGCTGAGCATGCCGCGGGTCTCTAGGTCGAAGGAGATCAGGCCGCGGCTAGCCGCCTCAGCGAGGTCGTACTGCGCCGTGCGCCAGGCATCCCCGCTATGGATGTCGATCACCTCGACAGCGGGATTGGCCCCCTGCCCCTGGGAGAGCTGAATCCACTTCATCAGGTCAGCCGCGAAGGCTGGGTGCAGCTTCAGGTCGTCGATGACCTTATCTGGATTGATCGTCGGGACGATCCAGATTGTCAGGGTCGGGTCATCTGGGTGCGTCCACTCGAACGCCTTACCTCGGCGCTTAGAGATACCCGCCGCGTGCGTGAAGAAGTAGTAAGCCGACTCCCCCATAGCAAAGATGGCCACCGGCCGCAAGCGGGCGATCTCCTGCAGGAGGTAAACGGCGCACGCCTTCTGCGCCTGCTTAATGTCGCGGAGACTAGCCCCCTCGGAAACGCATTTCAGGGCGTACGTCTGATAGACGTTGTCGAGCGGGAAGTCCAGGTCCTTCTCCGCCAGTGCCTTCATGTAAAGCAGTCCTCGCACTCCGCCGGGGAGACCCATGCGATCTTCGCTCGGGGTTGGACTCTCACCAATAATCATGCCGGGACCGGCTCGGCCGGTGCCCATCATGCAGACCGTCATGCTATTCGAGTGCAGCGGACAAAGCGCGCACGCGCTGTTGCGAACATCCCGCCAGAGTGGGAGCGTCGACGGGTGGATCGGGTCCGCCTCCTGCGGCTTGATCTTCCGTGGCGGCTCCCGGTATTTGGCGAAGTCGCTAGTCAACGAGCCAACCCGATCGTCCAGGCTGCAGGCTTCGGCGGATCACCGAGACAATCGAGGATGTCGTCCACCGTGAGGCGCTCTTGTTCGATCGCGGCCTGCGACTTTGTCGGATCGATCGTGACCTTCGTTAGCACGCAGACGTCGACGAACACCTCGGGGCCGACGCGTTCCAGGAACTTCAGCGGGTCCAGGGCAGGGACAGGATCGAGATCTGTGCGGGTGACCGTGACGCCTCCAACCTCGATGGTCTTGCCGCCCTTGGCCCAGAGCGCAGGCCGTTTCTTGGTCGCAGCGCGGATGGCTACCTTGAGTTCCTCCAGGCGCTTCTCCTGCGGCTTCATCTTCTCGCGGAGAAGCCGGAACTCACGCAGGTCGTCCTCGAACGTCATAGTGCCTCCTATCGAACTAGCTCAGCCTTCAGCCCGCTCTGCTCCTCCCACCGTCGGATCGCCGTCTGCACGTACTGCGGGTCAAGCTCCATGCCGTAGCAGGAGCGGCCGACCAGGTCTGCGACCAGCAAGGTGGTGCCTCCGCCGAGGAAGGGATCAAACACGATGTCCAGTTCGCGCGAAGTGTTGGTGATCGCCCTGCGCGCTAGACCAAACGGCTTTTCCGTAGGATGGTACTCATGCTTCGACTTGCGCTGTGCACGGTAGACGTTGGTTTGGAAGCGGTGGCCGATCCAGTGGTGCTTCGCACCCTCGCGCCAGCCGTACCAGATGGGCTCGTAGGCCCGCTGGTGATCGGACCACCCGATGGTGGCGTTCTCCCCGACCTCGCTCTCCTCGTCGGCTCCGGTCTTGAGCCAGAGCAGGGTGTCCGACCAGTGCCCGCCCTCCTTCTGCATGGCGAGATTCAAGATCGGCGTCTGCGAGGAACTCATGCAGATATAGATCGCGCCGTCGACGTTCTGCAGAAGCATGCGGGCGAAGCCGCGGACGAAGTCCACCCAGGGACCGGCGAGAACTTCCTCAAAGCCGTCACCCGTGTAGAACATGTCGTCGTTCTCGATCGCCTCGCGAACTGAGTTCTGGATCACCGCGTGAGCACCGCCGATGTACTTGACGTTGTAGGGCGGGTCGGTGAAGGCCATCGCAGCCTTCTTGCCGCGCATGAGCTTGGCGACGTCGGCTTCGTCCGTGCTGTTCCCGCACATGACGCGGTGCCCGGCGAGCCGGAACACCTGACCACGCTTGACCTGAACCTTACCGATCATCACGACCGGAGCCGCGTTTTGAATCTCGTCGGCACCCTCGTCCGAGACGTTCAGGGTGTGCTTCGCCTGCACTCGACGCTCCGCTAGCAGTGGCTGCGCTGCCTTGCGGACATCCTTCGCAGTCACGGTCTTCAACCCGCGATCGGTTGCCATCGCAACCGCCGTCTCAAATGCCTGCACCAGCAGGTCGGGTGTCTCGGGCCGGAAAGTAGGACGGCCCCGCCCATCTTCTTCGCCGGTCGTTCCTACAAGGGACCGCGGAGGGGCGGGGAGCAACGGGAGCAACTCTCGCGAAGCGCGCTCAGAGAGACTGATATCCACCACGGTGGATAATAGGCCGACCGTACGCGCGTAGTCCGTGAGTTGATACGCTCGCGCGTGGCCCACACTCAGGCCTCGCTCCTTGCCGAGGTAGGCGTTCACGTAGTCGTCAAAGGTGTTGAACTGACGCTCTCGGTACAGACCTCCAAAGCGGATCGCCTCAAGGTCTCGCCCCATTGCGAGACGGGCCTCGGACTCCTTGCGGTCGTTCGTGAGGATGCGCTTCTCAAGCTCCAGCAACTCCGCGCTAGGGCCGGTGTCTGGAAGGTCCAGCACCTCAACGAGCGCGTCCGAAATCTCTTGCGTTGTCATCTGGCCCTCCTAGAGGCTCTCGGTGATGGTACTAGATCGTGTCGAGGTGCCGCCGCATCGAGGCCACTGCCTCGCCCTTGCCACGGGCATAGGCCACTGCAGGATCCTCGACCGGGAGCGTGATGATCACCGGAGCTTCGGGCTCCACGCTCCACGGGTCCGCGAGCTCGATGATCGCCTGGGCCGTCTCCGGCCGGAGGTTGATACGCTGCCATAGGTTCGGCCGTGGCAGGCCCTGGGCGTGGAGCAAACCGATCGCCCGCACCATGTCATCGGGGTCCGCGTTTGCCGGAAGCGTCACGAGGATCTGATCACGCCGGAGACCGTAGCCCTCTAGCGTCTGTAGCATCGCGAACAGCGCAGGCTCGGGCTCCGCGAGGCTGCCCCCGAAGTCCGTCCAGTAGGTCTCGGGAAGCACCGCCACCGGCACCTCGTAGTGCTCGCATGCGCGCAGCCACTCGGCTAGGCTCACGCCTTGGTCCTCGGTAAGCTGCCAGCCGCGGGTATCCATCCAGAGCCAGAGCGCCCCGAGACGGCCGAGCGTCTCCCTATAGGCTCGCACGAACTCCCAGAGCGTGGCCTTTGATTCCTCACCCCGCCAGGTCCAGAATTCCTTATAGGGCTCAACGTTCGCGATGTAGGTAGGGATGAAGCGGTCGCGTCGTTCCACGGTCTGTGCATCGTGTGCGGTCAACGCTATCTCGGCGGCCATTGTCCCCTCCCAGCGAGGATCAAGACCGCGGACATTCGACCAGGGCAGCCAAGCCCGCCCAGCCGCGTTGTGTGCCTGCACACGGGCTCTCACACGACTGAGGCTACCGATAGCCATCGGGTGCTCGTCGTACCGGCTCATCCAGTCCACGCCGTCGAGGCATTTCTCCCAGACGCCGTCGAACAGCTGGCTCGCGGGCGGAGCTTCATCGGACGGGCCGATCAGCGCCTGCAGGTACGACGTGCTAATCTGATGCGACGCAACGGGCAAATGCATGGGGCCTCCTTCGCTGGGCATAGGGATGGTACTAGATCGGAAGCGGGAGGGGTCTAATTGCGCTGGAGAGATTGGAGCGCGGACCACAGGGAGATCACGAGAGATCCAAGCGCAGTCAGTACTGCCCCGGCCGTGATCTTGCCATTCTGCTGCACACCATCAAGAGTGTGAGGCTCCGCCTTGTGGTCCCGAAGTTCCTGTCCGAGAGCGCTATGCGCCACGACAAGCCCGCCTGGGCCGAACAGCGCACCCTTCACCGAGTCCAGGTCGGTCTTTACGGCCACGAGCAATTCGTGATCCGACCACTCATTCAGGGGCACACCGGGGGGCATCATGCTTCCAGTGTAGCAGGTGGGGTGATACGGGCGCGCAAGCGCTCGATCACCTCATCCAGTTGCGCCACCGACTGTACCACGGTTAGGCGATCCGCGCGGACCACCAGCTTGGCCCCAAGCGTCTCGCCGCCTGCGCTCTGGCCGACCAAGGCCATCACGACTGTGGGATGCTGCCGGGGGTCGTTCGGACGTGCCTCAACTACGACGCCCTCAAGCTGCCGTCCGGCATAGCCCGTGGTCACCACGGTGCCGACCTCGATCGGAGTCCCTCGCCAGTCCTGCATCATCGTAATCTCCTAGTCGTTATGGGTCGGAAGCGGCTCGTAACCCGCGGTCGCCGCGGACGAATAGTCATCCCACACGATCTCATCCTGGAAAGCCGTGCCCCCCGTCGATGCGGAAGGCAGCGAAGCGTTGTGCGTGTTGCCCGCGAAGTACAGCGTGTCCGTGGGTTCGTAGTAGGCCATCGCCTGTGTCCAGTCGACCGTGCTGAAGGGCGTGGCGGCCAGGGTCTCCCAGGTGATGCCGTCCAGCGACCGCTGGATCTGGTCGCTCCCGTCGCCTGGACTGTAGGACGATAGGTATGTGTAGCTGCCGACGTTGCGGAGGTCAGTGATGATCCGATCCGTGCCGCCAGTCACGTCTGCCTCGGTGAAGGTCACGCCGTCGTCGGTCGAGTACTGGATCGAGTTGTCACCACTCGCCTTACGGTAGACGAACACGATCGTGCCGTCGGACCGCCAGATGACCATCATGTCCTGGTTGGTACCGTCGGTCAGCGTCGCGTCGACGATGTACTCAGTAAAGGTTGCCGCCGTGTCCGTGGACACCAGCGCGATTACCTTCGCGGCCCCGGCCGCGTCCATCTGGGCGGACATGACGAGACGCGTCTGGTCACCGTCCATGCTGTAGACGTTGACCAGCGCGCCGACCTGCGGGACGGGGGCTGCCCAGTCCTGCGACCAGGACGCGCCCGCGTCGCTCGTCGAGTACAGACCCAGGTCGAAGGTCGCGAACAGGCGCGCGCTCGCCGTGCTGCGGTTGCAGACGCCGCGAGCGAGATCCGCGCCGTCGCCCGGCAGCGTCACCTCGGCGTAGGACTGACCGTCGTTGATCGACACCTGCGGACGCAGCGTCCCGTTCGGCGAGTCGAGATAGAATAGCTCGTCGCGCGTACGGCGCAGCAGCCGTGCCGGGTCGCCGGTCGCCGCGGCCACGGGGTCGAACGTGTACCACTGGCTCTTGTGCACGAAGTAGTTGGCCGTCCCGACGAGCGCCAGTTCGTAGAACGTGTCCGGCAGCGGGATCGCGTGGATGACCCAGAGGGCCGCCTCGATATGCCAGTACGCAAACACCGGATAGCCGAGCGGCAGTGTGTTCGGGCCGAGGTAGGTCGCGATGACTGTCGATGACTCCGATCCGCCCAGGTCAACGCCGTAGCGGTTGCCTTGTCGCCAACGCACACGGCCCTTGCGGGCGAGCGCGCGGTTGTTTGGTCGGTCCTCCGAGAATGGATGCTCAGGCATTAGCCTGTCCGTTCAATGGCATCGGCCCACTTCGATGTGGAAGCTTCGATGGTCGAGCGCAGCACCCGGTCGCGCACGGCCCAGGTCACGGTGTTGACGACCCAGGATTCGTCCGCCGGGTCAAGACCGGTGCGGTCGTCCTCGATGCCAATCTCATCCGTCGGCTCCAACCACGGGTGGTTGAGCACCTCGAAGGTGACGATGCGGCGCATCCCGTTTTCCTTCATATACCGGAACTTCGCCAGCCCACCAAAGACGTTAGTACCTGCCGCGTTCTTCCAGGTCGTCAACACCGAGAAAGACGTAGCCGCGATCGACGCAATCGATGCGTTGAGCGTACGTTCCTCCGCTGGGTACTGCGCCGATGGGAATGTCCCAATCGTCTGTAGCTTCGTCAGCGCGAGGAAGTCCGGCGTGTGCTGCGGGGCGTCATGCCGATAGTAGACCTGCCCCGGTCCGCTGCGCCGGTTCTCACGGAGCTCCACTCCCGGCTCGACGATGTTGCTATTGCCGCTCGCCGCACCCTGCCCGCGGAAGGTGTAACCCGAGGTACCGGTCCCGAACGTCCATAGGTTAACCAGGATCTGACCGTACCGTTCGGTGCCGGTCGGCCGGAACTTGCGCCAGACCTCCAGGACGAGATTGTCACACAGCCCGAGGATAGTCGTCACCAACGATTGACCACCAGAGTCAAGCGCGGCCGGGATGATGACCGGTGCGTTCTGAATGGAGGTCGCCGTCGCGCCTAGGCCGCTACCCCCGTGGATCACATCCGCCACGTCAACCAGGTCCTCCAGGATCTCCGGAACGGTGTAGTCCTCATTCGTGGCGTCGATGCTGCCAATGACCGGCTGGTCCGCATCAAGGCCGAGGTAATTGCGCGAGAGGTAGGCATCGAGCTTGAACATCGGCCGGTCGGTCGCGGTCAGCGACACCTGGAAACCGCGTTCCCGGCTTTCCATAATCTCGTATGCGCCGAGGCGATACCAACTGGACACGCTAGAAGCCGAGTCTGTGACCCGCGCATCAACCAGCAGGATCTGGCCTGACCAGATGTCACCCTGGAAGCGGTTGATGGGATCGGCATCGGCGGGATCTGGTGTCGTCAGCACCATCGCTAGGCTATCGACCCCTGTGCGTGTCTTGACGCCCGAGAGTGCGTGAATATTCGCGCGCGGAATGATCGCCCAGGTCACTGTGTCGATGACGACCCGCTCTCCTTCCGCCGCGTTATCAAGCGTGGTACCCCCGGCGTTAGCCGTTGTCCAGACCGGCCAGGTCTGCGTCTCAAAGCCGTCCCCGTTCGAGTCAATGACAATCGAATTCACGCTCATCGTGGTGACCGGCACGCCACTCGTCCCTAGGCCGGGAATAGCATTGCCGTCCGCATCCACGATGGTGGACATGATCTCACCAATGGCGACGTACCGCGGGCGCACAGCCTCTCCCGCAACCGACGTCTCCTTGATCAGCACCGTGTCGCGCTTGACCGTCAGTTTCTCGGCCCCCGCGCCGCCAACCGCGTTCGGGTCCCAGAACACCTCATAGGTGTGGTCCGCGCCGTCCCAGGCGAAGCCTGTCGCGTCAAGCGTGCCCGAGCTATGCACGAACTCGCGGCCGACGGCCGAGCCGCCGTAGACGGTGCTGCCGCCCTGCACGACCAGCAGCGGGTCCGCCTCGACCCCAAAGGACTGCTCCAGGCCGCCGACGGTGATGACCTGCGAGTAGACCGGGTCCTCCTCCGGGAACTTCGCGATGATCGTGATCTTGAATGCAAGGGTCGGATCAGTCGGAACACACACCCGGCGCGTGATGACGCGCTCATGCGGCGGTCCGCCGTACTGCTTGATGAGCAGACGACCTCCTGCGATCTCAGGATGCGCCCCACCAAACTGCGTTGTCCAGAGCTTCGAGTGATCGAACGCCGAAGAGAAGTCGAAGGTGACCGTCGCCGTCCACGCCGGGCGCGCGAACCCGAGCGCGACGCGATAGTCGAGCAGCTTGGCTGAGTCATTGAAGATCGTGATCTCGCCACCCACTGGTACAACCATTAGGGGCGCTCGTAGAAGGTCACGCTGAAGCGACCGAAGCTATACGAGACGAGGATGCTGATCGGTGGATCGCCCAGCCATTGCACGCTGTAGGTCCGCGTCGTGCCGTTGCGATCGGTGAAAGCGATCGTGTGCGGGATGAGGCTATTCCGTTTGGTGACTAGTTCCGCAATGGCCCCGTCCAGCGCTGTATCCACACCCCAGGTCACGGTGATGACCGCGCCCTTGGTGCGAGGCGACGCGACATATCCGCCGTCGAGTGTCTTGTCCGTCGTCCCCTCCGGGGGTTGGACGCGAATCTCGCTCGGCTGGTTGGTCATCGCGACCGTATCGATCTTAAAGTCGATAGCCATATCTAGGCCACCTTATCAAAGGTCGCCATCTGAAGCGCCTGCGCTACCGGAGCCGGGTCCACGCCACCGGGAATGTCCGGACGGACCCCCACGTAGATGTTGCCGACCGACACCCGGTTTCCCCCTCCCGAACGCAGCGTCGTGGAAGTGCGCCCCGTCTCCTCGTCGGTACTAGTCGTCAAGCTCGTCCGGCCTGTGCCGGTCCCACGAGCCGCCAGAAAGCCAAGCAGGCCGCTGAGCGTTTGATCCTTGCCCTTATTGAGCTCGGCCTGGATGCCCTCCCACATGAGGCGATGTTCCTCAGGCACCTGGATGCCGAGCTTGTCATGCAGGTCCGCTGCCACCTTTATCCACTGTGCGTCCAGTCTCGCTTGCGTCTTTTGCACCACACCCACCGCGGTCATCCCGCCGCGCGAATAGGCCTCGACCAACTGCGAGGTGTGCGCGCTCGCGATTCCCTCCAGCGCGGACTTCAGCTTGTCAAGCGCCTTCGAGGTTTCGTCCGCCCCAGTCGAGATCGCACCCAGACCCGCGTTCAACTTCAAAGCCGAATCCGCCGCCTTGGCTGTCTTAGCCATCTGCTCCGTGTCTAGCTCATCCCCTGCGGACCGCGCGGCTTCCGGCACCGCCATACGCTCAAACTTCTGCTCTTCGACCCGTCCCAGTTCGAGGGTCCCCACCTTGCCCAGACCAAACACTCCAGCAACCGCGTTCCAGGCGGCCCCGACCTTGTTGATCTTTTCCTCGATCTTGCCGACCATCCAGTTGAAGGCCGCGATGACTCCGTTAACCATCGCCTCGGCCACACCGATCATGCCGTTGAACACTTCACGCCAGTGATCACGCAGGATGCCGAGCGCCAAGACCACCACCGCAATGGCCGCAGGTACTGGAGCAAACACCGCAATCAACAGTCCGGCGATCACCAACAGCACCACCTGCAGCGACTTGTGCGCACTGATAAACTGGATCACCCAGGCGATGACCTCCCCAAACACCTGTCCGATGAACAGCAGGCCCTTCCCGAACAGCAATAGCGCAGGTACCGCCGCATTCCAGATGGCCACGAGCTTCGGACCATTCGTATCGAACCAGGTATTGAGTGCCCCGAACGCCCGCAGGACGTGCGGCATCAGCTTGTCACCGATGGTGATCAAGACGTTGGTAACGCGGTTCCCGAAAATGTCAATCTGAGCTTGACCTGTCTGGAACACGCGATTCGATTCGTTCATCAAGGCGTTGGTGTTCTGGATCCCACCACTCGCGATGTTCAGGGAATCGTTCAAGAGCGCGCCGCTCTGCGCGAGCTTCAGGAACGTCTGCGCGGAGCGTGCGCCATCCAGGCCAAGGTCATCGAGCAGCAACACTGCCTGGTCACCAGAGGCCCCAAGGCCAGCAACGAACTGCTGGAACGCACCGAAGGCGTCCTCGTTCCATTGCTTCGAGAACTGCGCGCTCGTTATGCCCGCGATATCCGCGAGCACCTTCAGGTCGTCCCCACCCTTGACGGTCGCCGTGTTGATCTTGAGCAGCGCCTGCTGAATCGCGGTGCCGCCCATCTCAGCTTCGATGCCCAACTGTGGCAACGTGCTGGAGAGTGCGAGGACCTGGGCAGTCGTGAACCCGACCAGTTGCCCACCACCTGCGATACGCTGAGCGAACGCCAGGATCTCCGCCTCGGTCGAGGAACCCTCGTTGCCGAGCGCGACCACTGCCGACGCCAGCTTATCAACCTCCGCAATCGGCACCTGCAGAACGGTGGCAAGGCGGGCGAAGCCGGTCGCTGCCGCATCGGTCGTCAGGTCAGTCGAGACCGTGATGCGGGAAATCGTGTCGATGAACTTGGCGAGGTTGTCGGTACCGCTGATGCCCAGCGCACCTGCGATCTCACCGATGCGCGCGAGCTCCGTCGCCGCCACCGGCATCTCTGTGGACATGCTTCGGATCCGCTGGCGCAGATCGTCCATCTCGGCCTTGGTGCCACCAACGGTCTTGATGACACCCGTGAACGCGCTCTCAAAGGACAGCGATGCCTGCGCCGCCTTCTGCAGCCCCACGGCCACCGCAATACCGCCCCCGACTGCCAGACCAACCGCGGCCATCTTGCCGACGGCCACCGCCTGGGCACCGAAGCCATCAAGGTCGCGCGTCGCCTTCTTTATGGACGCGGTGAACCCGGAGGCGTCCCCCCGGATACGAACGAGCAGATCGGCTACGGTCGCCACGTCTGGCTCCTATTTGAACCTGGCCAGGAAATCCTCCGGAAGCTCCTGCTCCGGCGCATCATATTCGGGGATCGGCCGTCCGGCCTTTGCGCGCAGGCGTTGCCACGCCAATTGCGGATCCGGCTCCTTGGACATCTCCCGGTACTGAAAGAAGGCCGCCCATTCGGTGATCTCACGGGCGTCCATAGCTCGCAGCATCCGGCGAACAGAGGGCTGCTTCAGTTCCAGGGCTAGGCTGAAGTAGAAGGCTCGCTCTGGTCGCCAGAAGAGAAATCCTCGACCAGTTCCTCCTCGTCCTCCTTGGTGAGACCGCTGAGACGTGAAGCCACCGCATACACCCGGTCCAGTGCCACGGCCGACTTCTGGCCCAGCCGCTTAACATCTCGATCGCTGAAGATGCGGACGCCCTCTTCCGTGCAAGCAGCGCGGGCAACCAACCCGGCGCGCACGTTGGCGAGGTTCATCTCCCGCTTCGGCCCCTTCTTCTCTACCATCGACTGCTCGAAGCTATCCCGTTCCTCGCCGGTCAGGCCGCGCACGTAGAGGCTGCCGCCCCATTCCGGAACGTCGAGCACCTCAATCGTCTGGTCCGGGACCTCCCAGATGTCAGCGGCGGTCAGGAACTTCGTATCAGACATGCTACGAGCCTCCTCAGGCTTCTATGCCCAGCGAGGAGGCCCGGATTGGGCGCGGCCCTCGCGGGGCTCGGTTCCGTTGTTGCTAGGCCCCCTATGGGGTCTCGTCCATCACCAAGGTGCTGGCGGACTGGAGGGTCACCTTCGCGATTGCGAGATCACCGACCGACCCGTCGATGCCATCGTAGGTTTCCAGCACCGCGTTGCCCTGGAATTCCGGGTTGTTCGAGGCGAGCACATCAGAGACCGGCTGGATCTTGATCGGGAAAGCAGCCGCGCCGACAAGCGCGAAGAGGGTGATGTTCACCTCGGACGCTGCATAGTCCTGATTGAATTCGATGTCGACAGACCAGGTCTTGAGACCTGGCTTGTTGATGCGCGTGTCCTTCGACATCGCGGTCTCATCCTGCATCTCCGCTCCGTAGTGGAGCGAGACCTTACGGACATGATCCGACAGGTTGACGGAGTTGATGACGACCTTCGCGTTCGTCCAGACAAGGGTGCCGTTCGGCATGGGGCCTCCATCGATCGCCCCCGGCGCTCGTTGGCGCGCGCGGCTCGTCGCTGCTTACAGTATAGCATTCTCCGGGAACCGCCCGGAGCGGCCGATTACCGGATACCCAGCACCATGAGCGCCGTGAACGTAGTCCCGACGAACGTCCACTCGATGTCCCACCAGGTGTTAGTGATTGCACCCGCGACGGACTTCTGCTCGAAGGTAAAGGTCGTCGCCTGGGTCATCGTGATGCGAGTGGTTTCACCGCCCGCCGCCGCGTTCGCGTCCGAGCGCACGATGATGTCTAGGGAGGTCCCATTGAACTGGATCACATGCAGACCCGCGTAGAGCCGCTGGGTCGCGCTCAATGCGCCAAGCTGGATCTTCGAGGACGCCCCACTCGCAACCTGCTGCGTGAAGGGCAAGAACGCCGTGCTGGAGATCGGGGCCTGCCGACCGGCAAACTCCGCCTTGTACTTCAGTAGTTCCCCGACCGAGGCTCCCGGCTCGTACAGCGCCTCCGCCATCAACTGCTGGAACGCGAGGTCGCCTTCCTCAATGCCATCCGGACAGAGGGTCACAAGCTGATCGTAGAGAGTGATCTGATTGAACAGCGGTCGGTTGGATCCTTCGTAGGTCGCCGAATCCACGCCCAAGGCGGCCAGGTCCACGAAGCCCTCAGCCGTGATCATATTCGTGATCAGCCCGGCCTTATTCTTGCGCGTGTCGGCCCCTCCGTGAATCATCACGGTCTCGTCCTGCATCTCTGCGCCGACGTTGTGGGCGACCTTATTGGTGAAGCCCGTCAGGTCATAGGCCCCTACGAACAGGCCCACGTCCTTGAGAATGAAAGTCGCCATACAAATCTCCCTCGCGCGTCCAGTGTAGCAGGTTAGCCCTCGACGGGCTCGATACGCCCATCCGGATAGACGAACGACTGGCAATCCTTGCAGTAGTCCCGCGCCGGAGTGTTGAAGGTCGACGCACTCTGGCGATTCGAATGTGAGCAACGGGGCGTCACGAGCTCCTCCACAGGGGCCGCTAGGGGCTCCACGGCGGCCGACAGCGCGGTCTCGATCGCAATCTGGGCCGCGGTTAGGGAGGCATAGGCTGCCTGCAACTGGCGTTGAATCTCTAAGTTCACGGCAACACCACCACTGGATTCCGGCCCGGCGCGAAACGCAGGGTCACAAGGCGTTTGCATGTCTGGCGCGGACACGCCTTCTCGATCGTCCCGCTCAGGTCCGGCAGGTACTTGAAGAACAACCGCTTGCAGAAAGGGCACTCTAGTCGTAGGAGCTCCATTTGCTAGGCTCCCGCCTTCCAGGCCTCGACATTGAAACCGATGAGCGGCCGTTCGTTCCCGTCTGGTACGATCACGAACAGATCACCCTGCGCCTCCACCTTGAGATAGCGGTGACTATTCACAGTGAAATCCGCCGCTAGCGCTAGCGCCGCGTAGACTGCCTCTCCCATCGTCATCGCAGCAGCCCGGCCATCCCGCGCCGCCCGAATCTGGATCGCGAGACTCGCTCGCCGCGCGGTCACCCGCGCACTAGAGCTCGATCCCATATTGACCTCAGGGCGCAGGCCCCCAGACGGGAGGACGCCCAGGATCGCGTCCGGCGATTCCGGCAGCAAGCCTACGAAGGCATGCGCAGCATCCACCCCAGTGATGGATAGGCTGACCAAGTAGTCGCGAATGTCCTCGGCGATCCCTAGGGTCATAGCGTCTGGAACCCCATCCCGTCCAGCAGATCATCCCATAGGTCTACTCGGTCTGCGACTCCTGACAGCCTTCGCTTGGCGGGCTGCTCTAGGAACTTCCACTGCGTCGGAGCCTTGTGCGATGCCGGAATCTCGTGCACGAAGATTGCGTACGAGGCTGCGAATCCGATCTCTAGGATATTCAGCTTGGGCCGACGCACGAACCCGGTCGAGCGCATGTAGCCTGTGTCGACCGGGGCTAGCTCCTTTGCCTCGGTGAGAATCTCCTCCGCCACGATCCGCATCCTGCTGTCAGTCCGCGTATTGATCTCACGTGCCGTCCGGGCAAGGGCATTACGCAAGCCGAGGTAGCCGAGAAGCTGGATGACTTCGCTAGGCATTAAGCGGCCCGTCCCCCAGAACCGAGGTAGATCTTCCAGTGATGATCACCCTCCTCGTCCGGGTACACCTCGACCCGCAGGATCGGAGGGGTACTCCCGTCCGGCAAGGTAATCAGGCTCTCGGGACCAAGGTTCGGGATTCCTGAGCTAGTGTGCGGGGCGATCCAGACTGTATGTGAGGACATCCCCTCGACCCCATCAAGGGTCGTGATACGCCGCTGCTCCTCGACCACACGCGCCGGGTAAGACACCGCCGCTCCGTAGGTGCGCGTGCCGAACTTGTCGCGCGAAGTCACCGGAGCTACGGTCACGGTGTGGGGCATCATATCGAGGAAGGCATCCTCGAAGGACATTAGAAGAAGCCCCAGATACGAGCCAGATCCTCGTTGTCCATCTCCGGCCATTCGTCATGCACGCCCACCCGAAAGCGCGGCTGCGGCAGATTCGTATCCTGGTCATCCGCGTCTTGTTCGCTCTGAGACTGCCCGCCCACATAGAAGCCGCCGGGGCTCAACGTCAGCGTCTGCGTCTCCAGCACGGCCAGGAGCGCCTTCCACTGGGTCGCACGGTCCGAATAAGCGATCCGGAGATCGCCGACCTGTCGTGTAACCAGCTTGGCGTACTTCGAGAACAGAGCGCGCGCACCGCCGATAGCGGCCTCGATCGGAGTGCCATAGGTCGTGAGTAGGTAGGCGATCTCCTCATCAGAGATCTCGCCAGGGCTGACCGTATCCTGCAGGAGGAAGCGCACCGCGTCACGGTCGGTTGCAGAGGGGTCGCCAGAATAGGTGAAGGTCACTGTCTAGGCCCTCCGTGGGGCTCGCCGTTACGGACGGGCCAGGTAAAGGATCACCCGCCCGGACTTCGAGACGCCCGCCGCTGCAACCTGCAGTTCTCCACGTCCACAGATCACGGACGGGACATCCGCTCCCGCGCCCAGCAACGGGTAGACGGTCTCGGTATTCGTGGTATCCCGGTTAGCCCCTAGGCCCGCGAACAGATCAACTCCGTCCTCGTCGAGGAAAACCACGTCGTAATCATCGGTCGGACCATCAGTCGGATCCGTGGTCACGCGCACGATTCGGCCGATCAGGCCCTCGCTGAAGATACCACTGACCGCACCTGCCCCACTACAGGTCCAATCAAGGATGATCTTCTGGACATCGCGTTCTGGCGACGTCCGTGTTTCGGTGATGGTGCCAACGGCTACCATGTCCTAGCCTCCCTGGTGTCCGCTAGGCCCCTGGGATGCCGACGGTCATCGCCGCGGTGTTGTTCGAGTAGTTCCGCCACTGGCCGTCGTTGCCGACCGAGCCGCCCGCGTACCCGTTCGAGTTCGCGATGCTCGCCTCCGCCGTGGCAAAGAAGTTCATGAGCACCATGTTCCCGCCCGCGACGCCGCCCGACAGGTTCACGTTGTCGGTCCCAGCATCGGTCAGGAACACGTTGTCCTTCACGAGACAGTCGTAGCCCGGCAGCGTGATGTGGTTGGTGTTTCCCTTGAAGGTGTTGCGCTCGATGCGCCAACGGTTCGGCGAGTCGATGCCCGCGCCGCCGGTGTGGCCGATGCCGGTGGTCAGCCCGTCGAAGATGCAGTCCTCGACCGTGATCTGGCTCACGCCGCCGTGGTTCTCGACGCCCTTGCCCGTCGCGCCGATGAAGCGGCAGTCGCGGATGATCGCGTGCGAGGCATCCGGGTAGGTCGCGCTCTCGGCGCGGCGCAGGCGTACGCCGACGACCGCGTTCGCGTCAGGCACGAACAGGATGTGCTGGACCTCCCAGCCCTGCTCACGCAGGGTCAGGAGCGGGGTGTCCGCGACCGGGGTGGCGGCGACGCGCCAACGCACGGCGTCGTCGTGGTGGTTGTTGCCACCCGATGCGCCGATGATCGCCACACCCTGCACGCCCAGCGGCGCGAGGATCTGCTCGCGCACGTCGCCGCGCACGTAGATGATGGCATCATCTTCAACGATTGCGAAGGCCGCAGCCATCGTCGCCTTGGCGCTCGACCAGGACGTGCCGCTCTTGGTGTTCGAACCGAGCACCGTATCGACGTACAAGGTCGGCTTGCGCGTGACGCCCACAAGACCGTTGGTGAGCAGCAACGGACGGAACAGCTTGGTGATACCCATCGTGGGAACCTTTCGTCTCTAGCCGAGGAACGAGGGCAGGCTATCCCTGTCCTGATCTTCGTCGGTCGCTTCGTTCTCACGTGCCTCGACACGGGCTGCCGCGTCGTTCGCCCGGAGCTTGTCATTGTGCAGTCGCTGCTGCATCTCCTCGACCTGCGCGGCCAGCGCCACGCGCGTCTCTCGTAATGTCAGTTCGTCCGCATCGATCGGCACCGCCTTGTGGCGTACCGAACTCGCGGGCGCGCGGCCCGCCACGGTCACGGACTCGATCCACCGCAGATTGCGAAGGCTGCGGAGCTTGACCGGCGTGAACACCTCCGCAGGCACCAGGTCTCCTGGCTCGAACTGCAGGTCTCCGACCTTCATGCGTCGCGTGAACGTGTCTGCCACGTACGACACTAGGTTCTCCTCACGAAAACGGCGGAGGTGGAGCGCGCTCCGGGCCTCCGCCGCTAATTGCTTCAAGCTACTAGGCCGCTATCGCTAGGCGACCACGCTCGGCATGAACACACCGAGCTCCGGCGCGACCTGCTTAAGGGCCATCGACATCTCGGCCTCGACGCGGTCCGATTCGTTCCGCTCCAGGCGGAACTTCTTGACGCGCGCGCCGTAGGCACCGGCACCCAAGAGCCCGGTCCAGGCGAACGTGTACCCAGCGGATGGGGTCTTGAGACCCGGCCGGGGGGCCGCGTAGACCAGGAGAGCGCTCTTGCCCCAGAAGAAGTCGTACACCGCGGTCGCAAGCTCCGCGGCGGTGTTCCGCGTAGCCATCGGCACCAGCACCTCGTCGATCCCAAGCAGGGTGGCGAGCAGCTGGGTGTTGACGATCCCCGTCTGGGTGTACTTGATCCGCTCCAGAAGGTCTGGGTGGTTCTTCAGCTTCAGCCAGACCTCAGGACCGAGGACCAGCTTGTTCGGCTTGTAGCCCGTCTTTTCCGCCATCGCGATGATCTGGGTGTCCAGATCCTCGATCGGGGTCGACGCAGGGTTATCCCAGGTCGTACCGACCGCGATGTCCGCACCTGTGGACGATCCGGTCCAGATGCTGGAGGTGAAGTGTTGGGCCACGAACAGGGCCTCGCGCTTCAGGAGCAGCTGGTTGGTCACGAACTCGACCGCGTCCTGGTCCGGCGACAGCGGGTCGTCGGTGTTGGCGCGGGTCGGGTCGTCGACGTCCTGGTGGAAGGCGTACCGCTTGGCCGCGTATTCGGCCGGGGTCACGCGCCAGCCGCCGCCCGCGGATTCCGCGCCAGGGGCGCGCTCCTCCGCCTGCGATCGGAACCAGTCACCTCGGTTGTAAACGAAGTACTGGTCGCTGCGCTTCGAGACCGGGATGGTCGGGAACACGCGGTCCGCGATGAAGTTCGATGCGCTCTGAATGAACGCGACCGACGCAATCGTCAGCGGCCGATTGACATGAACGTCACTCGGAGTAGGGTTCGGCATCTATCGGCCTTCCGTTTTCCTGGGCTGCTTTTCTGGAGCGCCGCTACTAGGCGAGAATGTGCTGGCTGGTCAGGAGGACCGCAACGAGCTCTCCGGCCGAACCGGTTTCGAGCGCCTTGCCGACCACGTGATCGCCGGAAGCTGCGAGCGTAATGCCGTCCGACACCAGCTGGCACTTCTGCCCGACCGTGATCCCGCCAGTACCGACCAGCATCTTGCTGACCGGGCCGCTCACCATCACGGGAATCGCCTCGCCGTCCGCGGTCGCAGCCATCTGGGCCACGCCGTCCATGTCGCCACCCGCGGAATCCGCGAGGTCGACCTTCCCATCGGACTGAAGCAGTACCCCGCGGTACTGGCCCACAGCCTCACCCGCGATCAGGGTGATGACCATGCCGAAAGTGATCTCGTACGTCATGCCTAGCCCCCTCCGGGACCTGCTAGGCGCTGGCGCTCAAGGCGCTCCGGCCGATTGATCTGTTCTGCAGCTAGTCCGCTGCGATACCTGCCAGGCGCTCGGCTCGGACGCGCTCGGCTTCGCCGTACGCAGCCTTGCCCTCGTCCGTGTTGAGCGCCGCCATGTAGGCCTGCTCTGGCGTCAGCTTCGCGTTGTCAGCCGCGATGCCCTTGGCGAGCTTCTCGATCCGACCTTCCGGGGAATTCTCGGCGGGGGTCATGGTGCCCTGCTCGCGCATGATCGCCGCGCCATGCTTGGCGATACCATTCGCGGCACGCATGCCGGTGCGGATCAGTTCGAGGTCCTCAGCGGTCGCCCCGCCCTTCTCGACACGGTACATCGCCGCACCAAGCGCGGCAGCATCGACGGGCAGATTCGGGAACTCCGCGCGAACCGTAGCCACCGACTTGGCGATATCGGACTCCTCGCGGAGCTCCTTCGCCAGCTTCTCGGCGTCCTCGGCGCGCTTCGCAATCGCCTGGTACTCGGCGCTCTTGGTGATGTCCACCGCGCCCTTCGTCACTTCACCTTCGCCCTCGTCACCTGCCGGAGCCACAGGCTCCTGCTTGCTTGGGGCCGCTGCCAGCGCCGTCACGGACTCGATGAGCGCAGAGCGCTGCTCATCCGTAAGCGTCACGCCTTCCAGCGCCTTCGCAACGCTGACTGGAAGCTCGGCGGTATTCGACATCATGGCCCCCTTCGGAGCGGTTGGCGCGGGCGAGCCCGCCTCAGACTTCTTCATCATCCACGGAGGCAGGCGCTTCTTGGCCTTCTCCTCCATGTCATCCTTCTTCGCCCCCTTGGCAGGCATCGCGGGCGCTGCCTTTGCAAGGACGATGTGGGCGTCCGGGTCAGCGCCCCGGCGCACCAGGCTCACGAAGCTCACATCCAGGTCGCGAAGTCTCGTAGGCACGTTGTCTACTGTAGCACATTCTCAGCAGACGCGCTGCCGGACTATACGGTATCACGGATGGAGCGCCCGCCGATGGAGAACATCTCCAGGTCCCCGCGCTCGACCGCATCCATTGTTTCATCGTCGACGAGGTAGCCGAGCCACCAACCCTTGTTCACGCGCGCGCGCATGTCCTCGTCAAGACCCATGAGCGCGAGCTTCTCATCCGTTGCCAAGAACGATTCGACCAACACCGCGTGTTGCACCTCACTGTGGTCTACATCGCCGGTGCGACTGTGCAGTACGAAGTTGTAGGCCGCCGCCTCCAATTCCTCCATTGGCACGATGTCGCCCTGGAGATCCACCTTCGGTGCGCTCTTGAGCGCATCGAGGAGCTTGCGGCGCGGCTCGGTCACTCGCTTGATCCCACGGCGCACCTTCCCGGCAAGGCCCTTGGCCTTCTCCTCTAGGTAGTCCGGGAGGCCCTTCATCATCTTCTCGACGTAGGCGAGTTCGACTTCGATGCCCTCCGCGAACACGATCGTGTCCTCGTCGTCCTCCGTAGAACGCACGTAGCTGTGTCGGAAATACCGGCACTCACCGTCCTCCGTGCGCTGGGCGATCACGTAGTCCGGAAACGACGCCACGATCCAAGTGTAGAAGTGCGGATCAAGCGCGCCGTCAGAGCGCAGCCGCTGTGGGTACTGCTCCTGATAGGCGGCACGGAGATCTTCAATCTCTTCCTCTAGACTGCCCTCAGGTGCGCCGTTCTTCTTCACGGGCTCGGGCACGTTGGCCCACCCGAACACGAGGTTCTGGCGCTCGCCGTCCTCCTTCGTGATGCGGACCGCCTTGGAGATGCGGCCTTCGAGGATCGTCTCGGTCATGGCTTTTCCCATCGCTGCGCGTTCTCGGATCGAGCCGCTGATCGCAGCATCTCGCCTGCTCGTGTGGTGGGACTTGACCTTGCCGGTCGCGTCATCAACCACCACCCAGGCGCGGCCCCGCTTCTCTACATGGTTCGGCATCTCAGTATAGCCTATCGCTTCGCCACGAGACCGATCGAGCATCGGCATCGCGGGTGTACCGGGGGTTCCCCATAAGAGAAGGAATCATCGAACGCTATCTCCGTGCCATCCAGATTAGCGCAGATCTCATCTGTACGATCATCTTCGGTAGCGATCCAGCGCCGAAGCAGCGTCTTGGTATCAAGCTCACCCGCTCGGGCAGCCGCCTTCCAGGCCTCATGCTGCGCCTCGTTTGACGCCCGGAGCATCTCTGTCCGAGCAATGGTCTGCGCGCGCACACGCACTAGGCGATCATGGTAGGTCTTCGTGAGCTTCTCAACGCGCGCATCCGGTAGTCCCTGGGCCTCTAAGCCGCGTCGGTAGTTGAGCACCGCCTTGGCCCAGCGTTCATGCAACCCGACCACGTGTCGGATCTCCTGTGCTACGACTTTTGGATTGGTCCCCGCCTGCAATCCCTCGGCCACGATCCCACGTAGGAGGTCGCGTTGTTCCAGCGTAATCTCCACCACCAGCTTGGCCGCGGTAGTAGCTGCCCGCGCAGCCGCAGCCTCCTGGCCACCGCCGAACACCGCGTCCACTCGCACCTGTTCCAGAGCAGCCTTCGCGGCTAATTCCGCGGCGTGCCGGAACGCACGGATCAGTTCCGCGCGGGAGGCTTCGGCTCGAACGCTCATGACCTGCTCAGCCGCCCGTAGGCCGACCTTCACAATCTCCTCGGCCTCGTTGGTACTGAGGGAACGCCCGATACGCTCGAAGGCCCGACGCACGTCAGCCGCCAATGCTCCGTTGGAGATCCGCAAGACTGCGCGGACGTTCTCCGGGTGCTCGGCCTTGCGGATGCGATAGGTTCGCGCACCACGGGTGGGCCGATGGCGCACTCGCAACTTTGCCACACTAATCTCCAAACAGGACGTCGAGGATCTTCGGGTCCTCGATAGCCATACGGAGGAGATCCTCCAGGTCCTTTTCGCCGATCGTCATTAGCCGCGTCGCAGCTGCCCCCGATAGTACCAGTAGTCCAGATCCGATGTAGGCGAATGAGGATCGTAAGCCAGTAGAGGCCGCGCCACCCAGTTGAATCACACCGCCTGCAGATCGGTATCGATAGTGCTGCTGAGGTGGTGGAAGCACACGATGGACGCGTCGCACGACCGGGCCGCGGGTAGCTGCCGCGCCGCCGAACCTGAGACCGCCTCGCCCCTGGTAGGCATAATGATTGCCGAGGATCCGCACGACGGTGGCACGGAACCGATTACGAGCATCCGCCCAGGGAAGAAGCCATCCACCTCCGCTACCAGAGATGATAACCGTCTCCACCGCACCCGGCGTGTAGAGCGTGATGGCTGCGCCGCCTAAGACGATGCCGCCGGTCCCAGCGTAGACCGCCGTTGTGGTGAGCGCGGTGATCGCCGCGCCGCCCAGGACGATGCCGCCGGACCCGGCGTAGGCCATTGTCCCGCCGGTGATCGCGGTGAGGGCCGCGCCGCCCAGGACGAGGCCGCCGCCGCCCGTGTACGGGTACGAAACCGACGCATCGATCTGAAAGGCGTCGTTCTGAAACGCGTCCGGCTGGAAGGCCGTTGGCCCAGCCACGGCGGGCTACACGTTTCGCATGAACCCGGCGCGGTCACCGCTCATCAGGCCGGTCAGGCCGACGTCCGAGGCGACGTACCGGAAGAACGGGAAGCGCGCCGCGATCGTGATCCCCGAGGCGCTGTTGTTGATCACCGGACCGAAGTGCGTCGGGGTAAAGGCCAACGTGTTGCTATAGAGAGCGGTCCACCCGATGCCGTCCAGCGAGCAGTCAAAGGAGTAGGTCGTCCCGCTGCGGCGGATTCGCAAGTACATGTTGGCGACGCCCACGTCGACGGTGATCACCTTGTTCAACGGGGTCGAGGTATAGGTGTTATAAGCGGACCACAGGTCGACCTTAATTTCCTGGTCGAGCGTGTTCTGCATCAGCAGGAGGGTAGCGAGGTCGCCCGAGCTAGAGGTCGCGTTCTGCCACAGCGCGAGGCCCGCCATCGTGTAGTTCAGTAGGCCGCCGGACAGCGACATCTTCGTCCAGATCGTGAAGTCGCCCGTCGGGATCGCCTTGTAGACGCCCGCGATGGAGTCGCCCGCGTGCGTCGGCTGCGTCAGCTTGAGGCCCGCCTCGTTCTCGTCCACCGTCGTCGACGCGCCGTGGTCGACCTCGGTCCAGCCCGGCGGTACGCCGCCGGACGCTCCGTCAAACTCGTCATCCGCCGCGCCCGCCTCGGCGGGGGCCGCGTCCGGCAGCCAGAGCGTGAAGTTCGGGACGAACAGGTGGTCGGCGTTCCAGTTGGTCGGGCGGACCAGCGTCGCGTCCGCGCCGTCGGCGACCTCGGACACGAAGGCGTGGTGGACGCCGGAGACGTGCTGCGCGGTCAGCGCGGTCGTCGCCGCGCCGCCGAGGGTGAGGCCGCCGGTGCTGGTGTAGGCGAAGGAGGTCGACCCGTAGTCGATGATCAGCTCGGGTGGGTTCGCCGCGCCGCTCCAGTGGATCGTGTTGTAGCCGCCGAACACGGCTGACGACCAGGTCGGCTCCACGTTGTCCGGCACCTCAGCGATGCGTATCGCGAGGGAGACCACGCCCTCGGCCGCCGCCTCGACCGCCGCGATGCCCGTACCGTTGAACGCCTTGTCGTTGTAGGCCCCCGCCGTCACGCCCGCGTGCGTATAGTCGGTGCAGAAGGCCGTCGCGCCCATCTGAGCGTAGTCCGCCGCGACGATGCTCAGCGGGTCCGCGGGCGTCGCGAGCGCGACGCGCATCGACAGGTCGAAGGTCACGATCTCCTGCCCGATGTAGAGCCGGAGCGTGACCGAGTTCACGTTCTCCCCGATGGGGAGCGTGGCCAGGTCGAAGGTCGCGATCGTCGCGTAGTCTGAGTACCACGTCGGGTTGAACAGGCCGGAGTCGATGCCGACCGGCTCGGTCGTGCCGTCCCCCGCGCCGCTGCCGGGCAGCACGCGGAAGGCCGCCCAGGCCTGCCCGCTGCCGGACGCGACCGAGTAGACCTTCTTGTCGTGGGTCGGGTTGAGCGTCAGTGTAGGCATGGTGCCCCTACGCGGCGGTGACGGCCAAGGTGACCGCGATGTCGTCGCCGTCGTGCAGGATCAGGTACGGCCCGTCGGTGAACCGCTCCGCCCACACGAGCTTGCCGCTCGTCACCTGGACGAGCCCGTAGCCGTAGACGTTCTGCGACTGCGCCGCGGTAGAGACGAAGGTCTGCGCCGCGTACGACAGCGTGCCGGGGTCGCCCGCGACGTAGGACCAGCTCGCGGCCGTCAGCGTGATCGCCGCGTAGCCGGTGAAGTCTGCCTCCGTCAGGTTCGCCTCGGTCGTGCCCTCGACGGGCGTGTAGTCGTTCTTGAACAGGATCAGCTTGAGGTTCTGCCCGGCGGTCTTGCCGACGAGCGCCTCGAGCGCGATCTGCTCGCCCTGGTTGGGCGCTACTAGTGTCATCGTTAGTCTCCGGCTTCACGTACTAAACGAGCGAGGCGGCCGTTTCCGTCAAGTACGACGGTGACCGCTTGTGACTTCTTAATCGGTTCGGCCAGTGGTTCCTCCGGCTTTGCTTCTGCCTCGGCCTGAAAGTCTTGCCGCGCCTGATCCTGCATCTCTCGATGGATCTCCAAGGCCTCTTGGAACTGCTCCTCAGTCGGCGCAGGCAGTCCGGCCTCATCCAGGAGCCGCTGCTCCAGCTTACCATCAGGGCTTGGGAACAGCGACATGCCTGCGCTCGCCAGCTTGGCGATGTATTCCCCAATGACACCGAGGTCCTGACTATCAAGGTCGCTATGCTTGAGCTCCGGCACCTCAGTTGTATCGTAACCATTCAGTTCCAGCAGCAGGGGGAATGCGTGCCGAGTGAAGGGCTCGGTCACGGTGTCCAACCACACTCCCAAGGCCACCGCGAGCATTTCGGTCTTATTGTCCGCCAGGGCGAACGATCCCACCTTCTCGTGACCGAGCAGGACCACGTCGGCCGCTGCCATCATCGCGATCCGGACGTCGTAGTACTCCAACAGGCTTCGGACATCAAACTGCCGTCGACCGGTCTGGCCCAACAGACGAATGTCGAACATACGGACGATCGTATCCGTATACACGTCGCTAGGAGCAAGCACGCCTTCTTGCTGACCGCGGCGGATGTTGCGGATCATCTTCTCCGCCGCCTCGCGCACCGCCAGTTGATTTTCGTTCAGGTTTGACTTGGCCCGCATGTACTCCAAGGGAAGATCGAACACCGGCAGGCCCGCGAGATCCCGCTCCACCCCAATCGCCTGGATCTCCTCAAAGGTCTTCTTGAAGTACCAAGGCCGGTAGGCTCGACGGAAGATCGAGACGCCCTCTGGATTGCCCCCCCGCGCCGTGGTCCGGAAGTGCAACGACCGGGTGGCCGCGATTGGTTGCGGGCGATAGAGCGGCGGAGCATTCTGGACGATGCCGTGAACGCCTCCATGCTCGTCAAGGATCCAACGGTCAAGCGTGTCCTGGGCGCGGCCCGGCAGTTTCGCGAGGCCGATCTTCCCATCGTTGAACCGCGAGGGCGCGACCATTTCCTGGCCTGGAACAAGTGCCCCCGCCTCATCAATCACAATCGGAGACTGAGGACCGTGACGGTACTTCACGACGATCTCGTGCCAAGACCAGCCGAACTGGATAAACGATAGGATTTCGGAAATGACTTCTGAGAAGGGACGGTCCAAGTCATCCAGACAGGACTGGAGAAACTCAACCTTCTCATCCATCTGCGGATCGGTGCTGTTAGCTGGAGCCTCGACCGTCCACTTGACCTGTCGGCAAAGCATGTCGACGTAGAACAATACCCCTCCAGCGATCGGGTCATTGTCCCCCATCTCGCGAAAGGTGTGATTGCGGCGGCGCGGATCCATGAGTTGCCGCAGCTTCTCATCATGGACGTAGCCGCCGAAATGCTCAAGCCCCGAGGAGCCGAGCTCGATGAAGAGATTGCTGTTCGATTGGACCACGAGACAAAGCTCCTCAGAACGCGACAGCGCGCGCCCCTCCAGTATACGCTACCGGAGCATCATTCCCAAGCGGTCAAGCCCACCGGGCTGATGGCACGGGGTTTGCGCTGCAGGCGTTCGCTTCTTGATGAATCCGGCCCGGCCCCGTGACACCAGGACGATTCATCGTCGTCCTCGTAAAGGCCGGGCGGATGTCCGTCCGCCCGGTGCCTCTCGCAGGAATCACACAGCACGCGCCGTGCCGGGATCTCGATCTCGCAGTCGAAGCAGTACCGACCCGCTAAGCGATCTGAGCCTGCTCCTCCGCCGCGTACACCGCGACCACCCGTCGCAGGGCGAGCTTGTTCGCGCGGATACCGGTCTCGGGGTAGGAGCTCGCGTGCCACTCAGGATCTCCCACCCAGGGATTCGGGATCAAGCCGTCCGGGTTGTTCAGCCTCCGGACGTTCACTGGATCGCCCGGCTGCTGCCTAAGCATCGTTCTCGACCGCCGCCACAAGCTCACCCTCGGTGCCCCGTAGCTTCTCGATGACGGTGGCCTCATCGGCCCCGCAGTTCCCGCACACGGTCGGGCGCGGATCGGCTGGTGCCTCGAAGGTCTGCATGCAAGCATCGCAGAACCACTTGGCCTGGCCTTCCTCGACCTGTGTAGATGGTACCCGCTTTATCATCTTGTAGGACGCCAGCGGCTTGGCGCGAGGCCGCACCTTCTTCGGTGCAGGCTCGGAGGTGGTATCGCCAGCCTCCGGGTCGGCGACCTTCTTCGCGCGCTTGGCGCGGGGGGCGGCCGTCGTCTTGCCTGCCGTCGTCTTGCCTGCCGCCCGCGGTTTGGTCGCGATCTTGGGCTTGGTCGTTACGATCGGCATCTCTGCCCCGACCAGGCTCCAGAATGCCCAGCCGTTGAAGCTGCCTCCACCGGCCGCCTCTTTGGCTGCCGCGCTCGGGGACTTCTGCGCGAGGGTGCTTCCTTCAACCTGGAAGCGCACGTCGCCCAGCAGGCCGGTGACATCACACCGGAGCGTCTGCCCCTTGTAGCTGGCCACCAGGACATCGCCCGGCTTGAGGGCCTCACGGTTCTCGATCAATGGTCACCTCCTTCATAAAGCTCGTACCCAGATCTTCGTCGATCCCACTCCAGAAATCAAGCCCTGCCAGTGCGTTTCAGGTTAAGAACCAGTCTGGAGAGTGTCTGGATCCCGAAGGCCTCCGCCGAGAGCCGCTTGGCGGGCCGAGCAATACGCCAATATGGGAACTTCGGCCCCGTCGGATTCATGTAGGACGATCGCTCAGAGCGCACGAGGACGCCGCACTCGATTGGCACCTCTCCTGGCTGCGCCACCCCCTCGGGGAACGCGAAGTACAGCCGGTGTACATATGGCAGGTATTGCCTCCACTTCCCGGCGCGGATGTCGGCCAGGAAATCTGAGCGAGTCGCCTTGACCTCGTAGCCACGCAGGAGATGGATCGTGTATCCCCGCGCTGCGATGTAGCTCACCACGTCCAGGCGGCCCTGATCGCTGTAGCTCCCGCCCAGGGCGAGCTCGGTGAACACCGCGGGAAACGGGGCCACCGAACCGAGGTGCCTCGCTAGGTGCTTCTGAACCTCAGCGTGGCTGGTCATGCGGGGAGCCAGGAGGAGGCGCTGTCCTGGCTCACCCGCGGGCGTCGACAACTAGACGGCGGGATCGGGCTGCGGAGGTTGGACCGCTTGTGGATCTGTCGTCGATCCCTGCGCTTGCCTTCATCCGCCGTCGTGTTCATGGTACCGGATTGTGGGTTGGTCAGGGAGGGAGGATTCGAACCTCCGATCTCCTGCTTCCAGGGCAGGTGGGGACGGCCAAACTCCCCTACTCCCTGATGGCGTCGCGTACGGGATTCGAACCCGTGATCTCCACCTTGACAGGGTGGCGTGCTGCCGCTGCACCAACGCGACTGGAGCCCCGAGCACGGAATCGAACCTGCGACCCCCCGCTTACAAGGCGGGCGCTCTGCCTGCTGAGCTACCGGGGCTGGCTCCGGGTCGAGGGCTCGAACCTCGGTCGGGTGGTTAACGGCCACCTGTCCTACCACTGGACGAACCCGGAATGGCACGGCGCTAGGGTGTCGAACCCCACAGGGCCGGTTTTGGAGACCAGCCTGCGCCCGGCGCGCACCGCGTGTCACAGTTTAGCCGATCTTCCGATCGATGGCTCGCACCACCCCATCGAGACGATCGACCAGCATGTCGTTCGCGCACTCCTGGCAAAGGGTCAACCCTGCGCGGGCGGCCTGGCTCCCGTGTCCGGAACGCATCCGATCCTTGTGCCGAGTCTCCGCGACTTCCTCCTTGGCGGCCCAGCAGGTTTCGGTCACGTGCGCGCGCGAGAATTCGTCCTGGGCTTCGACGCTCTCCGGCCACCAGTAGAATCGGAGGCCTTCCAAGCTAGCGACGTTCACCTGAGGCTGGGCCGGGGGCGCTTCCTCCGGCGGAGTGTCCGCGACCTGACCGCCCTTCCAGAGCTTCTCCAGGTCGGCGAGGCCGCGCTTGCCAATCGGCATGAACAGCGGAGTGGTCTTGCTTGCCTCGGTCGGAAGCGCCCCGCGGTAGCCGAGCGCCCGGCGCTGCCTGCGATTGATCGTCCGCACGTCGACCGTCTGCGGTGCGCGGGTGATCTTGGTCGCCTCGGATGTGGGCTGTGGTTCAGTCCCCTGCATGGTCAAGCTCCTCGATCATGACCTCAGAAGTCGGAGCCTGCTCTCCCTCCGGAGCCTTCCGCATCTCCACCGTGCAACGGGTGCAGTAGTAGCCATCAGGTCCGACGATCAGCTTCTGAGTGATCGAGTAAACCTGAGGCATCGCATCGGATGCCGCGCCCTCCACCGGGCGAACCATGATCTCCTCGGTCGGGCCGATCCCGAGGTGTTGCCGCCAGTTGTGCTGCTGCGGGATCCGCGCCGCGATCATGTCCCCGCGCGGGCGCAGGTCAAAGACCTCCGGGCAGAACAAGCGTGGGTCGTTAGGCAACGGAGGTGCCGCGCGTAAAGATGCCAGCGATCACGTTCAACACGATCATGCCCGCCGCCGCTGGGAAGAAGCCAACGTCGTAGCCGAATACCGGCGCGACCAAGGTGATCGCGAAGGCGGGGATCAGGATCCGCACCGCAAGTCCGTAGGCGACCAAGCCGAAGACAATGCCACCGACAAGGGCAACCGCGTCTCGCATGGTGTGATCCTTCCGCCTAGCAGCGATCACCTCTGCCCGGCGCGTGTTTCGGCGGGCGCGCCTACCATTGGTCACCCGTGCATCCGCGATCTCTGCGGCCTCAAACTCGTTCCCAAACACAGTCACCTCCTTCGCTCTCGATGTGATGGTACTTCGTTACTCGACCGGCAGCGTACCATCGAACAGCCGCCGGAGCAAGCCGCGCAGATGAGCGATCCTGGTCTGAGCAACCGCCAGCGCGAAACGTGAAGGTCGACGTTGTAGGCCATCCTCGGCGATCTCGGACATAAATTCGATGCCTTGGACCAATTGCGTGATCAAGCCGGTCATCTTGACCTCGACGCCAGCGCGTTCGTTCGAGGAGCAAACGCCGCCCACCCACATCGCGATCGAGCCTTGGAGTTTGTATTGAGGATTAGCCTCTCGTTCCTGGTCGGCTTGCTCCTGTAGCCCGGCCAGGTAACGGTCTCGACTCTCCCCTCCAGCTTTCCATTGTGGTCATGGGGACTGCCTCCTCTCCTAATATCCACCACGGTGGATATTATCTATTGATCACCCTGCTGATCCTCTACAGGGCGTGGGGGTCATGGTGTGCTGCTCCCACCACCGTGCTGACAGTCAGATGGTACCGAGGGTTGATGCAAATGATCACCAGAAGCGCACGTTAAATTTCGACCGCTGTATTTGGGCACGCTTGCGGATGGCGTTCTTGAGGGCTTGGGCCGCCCGCGGCTGCCACCCGTGTGTGCGTACCTTCGGGGGCTTGCGCTTGGCGTCCCTCCGCTCCGCGTGCTCGTCGGTCATGGTTCCACCGCGAATCCCTGCGCCAGCAGCCGCCGCCGGAGGTGCTCGCGCCATTCTGGATTCGCTAGGCGCTCGACGCCGTTGCAGCGGCTACTTGTAAGCACGAGCCGCCGTCGCCCCGTGTGGTAGCGAATTGGGCGCACAGGGCCTCGGACAGCCACGTACGCGCCTCTCTCGGTGCGCAGCGCCCCGTCGGGCAACTGGGCGAAGGGGCCGCCGTGAACCGGCATCTCAGTTGCCTCCGGCATGCTGCGGGTGCGGCAGGCCGAAGTGCTCGGCGCAAGTCGGCCCGTAGCCGACCTCGATTGACCCGGCTTCAGTAAGCGCCTTGGCGCAGAAGCAGCAGTTGCCAGTGCGCTGGCCATAGACCTGGGCGGTCCCCGCGGGGTCGCGCGCCAGCTTGTCCAGCAGATCCCGTGCCTCGTCCGAGAAGCTCGGCTGGAAGAAGGTCTGGCCGTTGCGGCTGATGCGCCCGAACCACTGGCCGCTCCCATAGGGGCCGCCGTCAGTAACGCTCACCGAGCCTGGCTCCTTGGACCCGGCCCCCGCCAGGCTAAGGACAATCGGCCAGCCCTCGCCCGTGGCCAGCCGGATCTTCGGGAACTTCAGCCCGGCGCTGCGCGCGCGCTGCAGAAGCTCCACGATCGGGTAGAGGCCTGTGAGGACCTTTACCGTAGGCGAGGCCGCAACAGAGGGCTGTGTGGCCGCCTGTGCGCCTTGTGCGGTGGGAATCAGGAGTCCCGCATTGGTAAGCTGCTCCCGGAGTAACACCTCGTCGATCAGGGCGGAAACCTGCGGCTTGGTCGCGCCCTCCGGGACCATGATCCCGAGGCGTCGGGCGAACTGGATCTGGGCGTAGGTAGCAGGGGCCTCGCTGGTCCGCCACGAGGCGTTGCGGTCGGTGAGTGGGCTCGGCTCGGCATAGTCCTGCGCGATGCCCTGCGCTACCTCCAGGTCGACCGCCCGATCGAACAGCTGCTCAAGTACCGGCACCCCCGAGGAGCGGGTGCTCATCTTGATCGGGATCAGGCCATCGCCTTCCGGCCGGAGGATCGCCCAGGCATTCTGGGTGATGCGCGCCGTGAGCAGGCCATCGGGACCAGTGATCCAGATCAGGGGGAGCCGGTTGAACAGGTCCACCTTCTGGGCCTTGGCCGCAAGTTCCGCCGCCTCGTCCGCGGTGAGCAATTCGGTCGCGCGCCCGGCGATCCCGAACAAGTCGAGAAGCTCCCCGTCCAGGCGCGCTCGTTCTCCGGCCTTGGCTCCTTCCTCGCCCGCGAGTGAGGGGAGGCTGGCTAGGTTGTGCTTCGTGCTCAGGTCCGCGAAGTCGAGGACCAGGCAGTCGACCTTGCCCGTGGCGTTGCGCGCGCCGCGCCCGACCATCTGCTGGTAGAGTCCGCCGCTTTGAGTGGGCCGCGCCATGAGGATGCAGTCGATCGCGGGCTCGTCATAACCCTCGGTGAGAACCATGCAGTTCGTGAGGACTGGTAGGTCCCCTCGGTGGAAGGCCGCGAGAATGGCAGCGCGCTCGTCCGCCGGAGTCGATCCGAGTACGGTCTCCGCGGTGATCCCCTCGGCGATGAAGGCATCCCGAAGCGCGACCGCGTGGGCGACGTCGACGCAGAAGGCAACAGTGCGCTCGCGCCCGCCCGCGTGCTGCTTCCAGGCCTCAACGATCAGATTGTTGCGCGCCTCGGTGTTCACCGCCGCCGCAAGTTCTCCCTCGGCGAAGTCGCCGCCTCGGCTGCGGACGTCATTGAGATCGGTCTTGGTCGGAACCCGCAGGCCGGTGACGCGCGCGAGGTGCCCGATCCGCATCAGGTCGAGCAGGCCAGTGTGGTGGACGATCTCCTCGTACACCGCGTCCAGGCCCTGCTTGTCGCCCCGGCTAGGGGTGGCGGTCAGGCCGAGTAGAAGCTCCGCACCAACCGCCGCGATGGTCGCCATCCGGGTCGGGGCCGCGCTGTGGTGCGCCTCGTCCTCGATGTGCAGGACCGGGCGATCAGAGCGATGAAGAACCTCGGTCAACTGGTCGAGGCGCTTCTGGCTCGCTAGGGTCTGGGCGCTCGCCACGATGATGTCCGCGTCGAGCTCGTTGCGCTCCGCCTTGACCACGCCGATCCGTAGATCGGGGTTGATCTGCTGGAAGGACCGCACAGACTGATTCACCAGTTCATCCCGGTGGACCACCATCAATGTGCGCCAGCCGAGGCGCTTGATCAGGTGAGCGGCCAGGTAGGTCTTGCCTGCGCCGGTGGGCAGCGCCACCAGCTGTCGGCGGATGCCGCGTTCCTTCGCCTCCAGGACCGCATCGAGTGCAGCCTGTTGGTAGGGGCGGAGCGGAATCGTGCTGCTGGACATCGTGCCTCCTAGCCGGGTTTAGGGAGAGTATCGGTCCTGGCCGCGGCCCCGCGCAGATGAGCCGCGACCGAGATCCTATGAAGAGTGCCTATATAGTCTCTTGTGGCAACGGGCTGTACTCAACGATCTCTCGCAAGCCTTGGGGGCCAAGCGCGCGAAGGTACTCTCGCACGGCATCGCCGACCTCGCTTTGCGTGTAGAGCCGTTCTGTCTGGATCACAGCAGCCGGGTGCCGGGCGCGCCCTTCATCTCATCGCGGGCCGCGGCATTGCACATACCGCACTCCGTTTGCTGTGCGCTGGTGCACGTCCAGGGTCCGCTTGGTAGGCGAGGCTGTACACGCGCTTTCGGGTCCGGTCGTCGCCTTCAGGAGACTGGTGCTCAACCGGAACGGGAATCCACTCGTGGAGTGGCAGTCCGCGCATCCAGGCGGTAAGCCCGGTTCTGAAGGCTCCGGTGTTGAAGGGAAGGGGGTTAGGCTCCATTGAATGCCTCCTTAGAACCGCGCGCGGCTCCGCATGAACTTGCTGAGTTGAACCAGGTCACCGAACATCGGCTGGGCATCGGCGCGGTGCACCTGGCGGGGCGTGGTCTCGGTGATGCCGGTGCGAGTCCGAGCCTCGCGCAGGCTGATGTAGCCTTCGTCCTCCAGCCAGACCCGCCGCCCTTGCCGTGGGCGGGGAGCGCTTGCTGGTGGCTCTCGGCTTCGAGGGCTCGCTGAATCCGGGCGTACAGGTCCTTGTTCACGGGGCGTGTCCTTTCGGGTACGCCCAGATCATCGACCCTCGGCGGGGCCGTGCGCATATGAGGAGTGTAGGAAATATACCGGAAACGGTATACAACGTGGCACCCGGCAACGGAGGGTGTGGTTTGCTAGCGGAGGCCAGCCAGCGGGTCGGGAATCTGCAGTCCCGCGTTCGCACCGCCGAGATCCACGTTCCCGAGGTTGATCCCACGCAGGTGCCAGCAGATTGCCCCCGCCACGAACGAGTCTGGCGCGTGCCCATCGCTGCCTGCGCGCAGGTCGTCGTTGGTGGTGTAGCGGTACTCATCATAAGCCCAGTCGATCCGTGGCCCGAGGAAGCTGTCATGCTCGACCGCCCGAACATGGTCGTTCAGGATCACGTCGCGCACCGAGCCGACGAGGATGACCGGCTCCGCCGGGACGTTCAAGAAGTCCGCGTTGACATCGCCCAGGCCGGTCGCATCATGCGCCGCCTTCGCGCCGTGGAACAGATGCACTCGCTCCTCGAACGCAGGGAGCATTTCCTTCCAGGACCGACGGCCAAGGCGCACCCAGGAGACGAGCCACCAAGGTGAGACATCCGTGCGGTAGACCGCGATGATCGTCCAGTCTCGTTTCTTGCCCCAGTCCGCGCCGACCGCGTAGGTGTGATCTGTGCACGGGCGCTTCTTCAGATCCCGTGCCATGCTGTCCGGCATCTTCGTCTTGGAGCAGCAAGCCATCTCGATCCGCTCGCCCTCGCGCCCGGTATACCGTCCCCACTGTGTATTCCACATCCGCTTGACGGCTTCGCCGTCGATGGCGCGCCCGATGATCGATGGCTCTCCGAGCTCGTACTCGACGCGGAACATCTCGTCCGAGACTTCGAGCTTCTTGTTGGCGACCTGGATCGGCTGCAGCCAGCCACCGTTCTCAACGAGATTCTCCCGGTAGCAGACTTCCGCGATCGGCCAGCCGCGCTCGCGCGCGCGCTCAAGCACCATCGCGAAGGTGCCCTTCGGGTGTTGCCAAGTGGAACTCAGCGCCGTCTGGGTCGGGAACTGCTCATCGTCGTCGGACATGGTCTGGCCCTGCGCGCCCTCGAACACGTCCTCTGCCATCTCGTCAACCTCATCCATACGGTTGCGTTGCGGGTGCTTTGAGCGGACGGCGCGGCGGGAAGCGGTGAGGACCTCGCGCTTGGCCCCGGAGATGGGGTAGCGGGTCTCACGCGCAATCGGATCCTGGATCAGGCGGTAGAAGGGCTTTTCGTAGAGCTTCCCCTCGAACAGAACATCGCGCTCGTAGATCGTCTCGGACTGTTCGTGGATGCGCTTCGATTGCTCAAACGACCCGCCGAGCAGGACGCCGTTCAGCCCATGCAGGCCCTCCAGGGTCGAGACCCCGGCCAGCAGGGTGCTCTTGCCCGCCAGACCGCGGGAGCCGCGGAGGACGCAGATCGGCATACGGAGACCGGAGCCAGTGATGTAGTCGCGGCCGGAGAACATCGACCAGGCGACGTCGCGCGGGGAGCTATGGCCCTTGTCGCGGCAGGCGGGGTGAGCGGTAGGTGCGAGTTTCCATCCGAAGAAGGTCTCGAAGTACCACGCTAGTTCGTCGCGATCTTGCGGGCTGCGCCAATCCGCGAGGCCGCCCGCCGCGTCCTGGAAGCGCAGGATGGAACGGGTGCGAGGGATGGAGGGATCTAGGCGTCGACGCGCTGGCATCGGTAAGCCACTCCAGGGTGGTCGGTCCTACCGTGCAGGGACAGGGATGCCCCGCCGGAAGGGTGCAGCGACCCCTCGGGTGGGCGCGCTTGCACGTAGGCCACTCCAGTATACGCGACGCGCGCAGTTCACGAACTGTGTAGCTTGTCCGAATCAGGCGCGCGAGGAAGCGCGGATCAATGGAACGCACTGGCCTGGCGTTCAGTAGTACCCGCCCGCCGCCTAGGCGACTGCATCCTCGACGATCAGCACGTCACCGACATGAGCGGCTCCGTACCGAGGGTAGCCCTCACTCTGCAGTGCGACCATGCGCGCGATGCACAGCACGCAGAAGGCGAACTCAGGCAGCGGGGTAAAGCCATCGCAGAACTGGTGGTTCAGACAGCGGATCACTTTGCCTCCTTCGTACGCCCTGGCCCTATGCTGCTGATCTCCCTGAGTA